ACCCAGCCGGGACCGTTTCGTTACAGTTTGTTAATGTTAATGTTATTGCTATAAGTAACAATAATTTTAGTATTTTATTTTTCATTGTGTTTCCTTTTATAATGTGTGTTTATTGTATATGTATAATATTCTTTTTTACATATTATACAACACGATTTTGGTTTGTTCAATAGTGTCTGTTTTATTTTTTGTTTCATTTCGTTATTCATTTTACCCAATCTTTCTCTTTTTATTCCTGTTTTTAAAGGGCAATTATCAAAATGAAACCTTTTCATAGCCCTATCTCCTCCAACTTTTCCGCAATGTGGACATTTGATGTTTGGTTGTGGGAGCGAACCTTTTGCTTTTTCTCTCAACATTTTTTTATGTGCTTCTGATGGTATGTAATTTGTTTTTTTAACACCTTCACTTATATGTTTTTTATGGTCTTCTGATAATTTAATTCCACTTGTATCAAACCCTTTAGATGTTTGTTTAGCTTTATTGTAGAATTTTTCATTAATACCAATATCAAATTTCTTATGTAGCATTATTTCCATTTCTATAGCTTCTTCTCTTGTGGAGAAAACTTTTAGAACTTTATATTTGTAGTTCTGTGGATTTTCTTTCTGGTCTTTTATAAATTCCTTATCAGAGCTTGAACTAAAATAAGTAATACCTAAATCCTTTTTAGGTGTTATTTCGGAAGTTCTTATCCCGTAATAATGTTTGTTTATATATGTGTTAGTAATACGATATACAAAATGATATTTTTTAATTTTTTGTGTAATTTTAGACATGAAAGTCTCCTATAAAATAATATTATAAGAGTTTAAGCGCCAACTATGTCTACTATCAAAATTTCAAGACTCCAACCATAGTTGGCATAGAGAGTCGAAGTCTTGATAGTAGACCTCTTATATTATTATTTATATTTCATTACACCCGGTCATAACTAAAGCACCAAGTGCTAACATAATATATAATACAATTTTCTTCATTTTATTTCCTTTTTATTTTGTTTGAGTTGTTTGAGTTGTTTGAGTTGTTTGAGTTGTTTTAAGAACAAAAGTTTTATTCCCAAAAAATGTCGTATATTCAGACCTTTTAGAAATACTATAATCTAATGCAAGACCAGATAATGTCCAAAAAGTCATAAAAGCTACCCAAAGAACAATAAAATTTTTCATTTATTGTTCTTTACAAATAGATTTTAATATTGTTTTTTTAGTATTATTAAAAATTCCAGCATTTAAATATTTGCCATCTTTTTTACCAATAAGAAACATAACCTTTGATGTTTTATTTTCAAAATAATCAATATCACTTTGTGTAAAAGCGTATGTCCAAATATCCCCTACAGCATCAACAATAACTCTAGTATCTTCATTATACTCGAATCCATATATTGCCTTTTTCATTTCATCTGATGTAAGTTTCCTACCAACGCCAGAAACGACATTAATATCTTGCGTAATAACACATTTATAATTTGTTTCTGATGCAGATGCAACAACACTAATTCCAATCAACATTGATAATGCTAATACAATTTTTTCATTTTCTATCCTTTGTTTGTTTATGTAACATTATAACATAACAATTATTAAATTCAACTTAAATGATTTAAGTTTATGTGTTTTATTTTTTATAACATTGCATTGTAGGAGCTGCCATTTTTGACGAACTAGCAATTAAAACAACACAATGTCTAATCGGAGCAACTTTTGTATCAAATTCATAAACTCTGGGATTAACTCCAGCAGTATCTACTGTATAGGCCGCCTGAGGTTTAATCTCCTTCATTGCCATTCCTGAGACCATCGACCACATTCCTGCATTTACAGAAGTTACTGTTATAACTAACATTGTTATCATTAATATAATTTTTTTCATTGTCTATCCTTTTCTATCATATTCTGTATTATATTATAAAATACCTTACAAACAGGTTAAAATTTGTCAAAGCCATCAATAGTATTATGTAAAGAGTAATATTCTCTTAAATCTTCCAGTTTTTGTGAATTCCTGTAATCTAAACACGAAAAACACAGACTCCCATCCGATTTAGCTAAATATTCTAAACATTCTCTAGTATTATTACATTTTTATATCTATTTGCCATTTTTCTAACATCAATATCCTTCTATTTATTCCAAATTTCTTCGTGAGTTATTTCTTTCGTACTAGTTTTTAATCCTCGTTCAAAAGAATTATCTTCTACTTTTTTGGGTAGTACTTTACTTTTCTCTATAGAATATGACTGAGTTCTTAATACCTCATTACTATTTGATCCGTTAATTTTTATAGGAGATATAATATGTAGAGTAGCTCCTACTAAAAATGCTATCATCCATCCATTAAGTTTTTTACCGGTTTTCTTAAATGATTTAAACGCTCTATAAAGAAAGTAAAAATTCACTCCAAAAATTACTAAATTTACTAACCACCAATATCCTACCATAAATTCCATTTATTCCTCCTAAATTTCTTTTATTTTTAAGTCTATAAACTTTTTAATACTTAAGTGTAAATCTCGATCCTTAAGTAATTTAGTCTCATTCCTACTTTCTAAATCCTTTAAATGTTCAATCCAAGAATAAAATTCCTCCTTTATCTCTTTTTTAGAAAATTGATTAAGTTTACTTTTATGTGACTGAAGAAACTCTTCAAACCAATCATCATATTCAACCTTAGGAATATTTTTTAGTAAACTTGCTGTAAATTCTTCAGCATTTTTAAATTTCATCTTTCTATCCTTTTCTCTTTATATAATATATTATAGTATAATAAAGATTAAATCTAGATTAATTTATGAGGAAATTTTACTTTTATATATTCATTAAATATATCATCACTAAAATCTGTATAGTTGCATTTTTGAAATGGAAGATATTCTAGAGAATTTAACTGATTATTTTCACAAACAAAATGTCCATTTACAGCTTCTGGAGATCCCTCTAGAGAAGTTAATTGATTATATCCACAATCAAAATATCCACTTACAATCTCAGGAGCACCTTCTAGAGAAGTTAATTGATTATTACGACAATCAAAAGAATCACCTACAACCTTAGGAGCTCCTTCTAGAGAAGTTAATTGATTATCATAGCAATTAAAATTACCATTTACAACTTTTGGAGATCCCTCTAGAGAAGTTAATTGATTTTTATCACATAGAAATCTACCCCTTACAACCTTAGGAGCACCTTCTAGAGAAGTTAATTGATTATATCCACAATCAAAATCACCATTTACAGCCTCTGGAGAACCCTCTAGGGAAGTTAATTCTAATCCAGAAACATCTATATTACCTTCATAAGTTTGCCCTGATAGGTCACCATATTTTGTATCACTAATTATAATATATTATAATATAATAAAGCTTAAAGCTAGATAAAATATTGAGGGAATCTCTCCTTAGCATTTTCTATACTTAAAAGAGTATTTTTAAGATCTCTCTTAAAAATTCTTATAAATTTTCCATCTTTAAATATATAATTATGTCTAAATGTTTTCTTCTTAATATATACAGCTATATATAGGTCATATGGAATATTATCTAAAACTATAATAAAATTATTAATTCTAAACATATTCTCTGAATGTCTAAATAAATTTGACTTATCCTCTCCTATCATAATTTCACCTAAACTCTTAATTCATTAAGATCCACCTCTTTAAATTGATACTTAAGGAGGTACTTAAATGCATATTTATGTGAATTAATGAGATTATTTTTAACCCTTCTTACTTTACTTAGGATTTCTCCTATTCTATTAATACCAAAAGACTCTCCAAATTCATTAACTATTTTATATCCATCACCTAAACTCTTTTGAATATATTCTAAATCTGTACTTAGATAACTTCTGCGTCCTTGGATATAATAGTGAATTATTTTGGCATTTCGTACTCTTCGAATCATTTGAATAGAACTAACAACATCTATAGTACCTGAAAGATCAAAGTGAAAATGATTTTCTATTTCTGTAAAAATGCTTACACCTACAGTAAGAGTAGGAGAATATAAAATCACATCATAATCTATTTTATTTTTTTCAAATTCTTTATATACATCCTCTTTATTAGATGTATCTGAATTAAGCATTAAACATCTCAATCCGCGTTTAGATAGCTTTTCTTCCATATTAACTAGAAATCTCTTTTCATTACTAGATATAGATATAGTAGCTTTTTTAGCCTCTCTTATCATCTTTCCTGTAAAATTATTCTTGTCAATGTACTCTATTATTTTTATATCTTCTCTATATTCATTTAATATTCCTAAACAGCTTTCGAACTCTAGAGGAAATTTAAGAATAAACGCGTCAGATAATACAAATTTTTTATCTTTCAATAGGTATAGTTGTTTAAGATTTTTTCTAAATCTATCTTCTTTACCTTCATATGTATCACTCATATACATCATAAGACTAGTACTTTCATCTATAATTACCACATCAAAATAATCCATATCAAACCTTAATAGACTATCAAATTGTACTACTAAGCTTCCTCCTAAGCTATATGTTTTATTTTTATAATGATGGAAGTTAGGAAGCTTTTCAAAATACTTATTATATATATCATATGAAAGAGAAACTCTCGGAGTAATAAATAGAATTCTAAGATTCTTTTGAGCTGATTGATTAATTACTTCAGAGATTATATTACTTTTTCCTGTAGCCATAGGAGAGGATATTTTAAGAGTTTGATATTTTTCTAAAAATTGAGATACTTCACTAGACATTGAGTCTAACACAGGAGTATTAACAGAAATCTGATATAGAGATTTATCCTCCTCACTTAAAACTTTTACAAGTTCTTCATCACAAACCATTCCCCAGTATTGTTTAAATCTCTTATCTTTAGTTATTACTGAAAAAAAATCTTCGGACTTATCTTTGATTCGATGATATACTTTATATGGGTAATCTGAGTTCCAAAAATAATCCGAATCTTCATCTTTTTTAAGTTCTGCAAAAGTACCTGAATTTTTTATAAATTCAAAGCCTCTATCTTCTATATAGTCTATACATAAATCTATTATTTTATCTTTTGGGTTTATCATAATATATTATATAATAAAAAAATTAATAGAAGATTAATTATAATATTTTATATATTTTTTATTTCCGCAATCGTATATTTTTCTATATCCGTTATTATACATATTTTCAGATTCTGTTAAATTTTCATCGAATATTTCTAATTTATCTTTTAATTTATGTTTCTGAAAAGACTGCCTACTAAGTAAAATATTTGGTTTATTTTGATGAAAATAGAAATAGTTGAGTTTAGTATCACCTAAAAAATCAAATCCTATTGCTTCATATAGTCCTCCAACAGACCATCTACGATTAGCATAACTAATAATACTCTTAGGTTTATAAGTTCTTTCAAAATATTTCAGTAGCTTAGAAGCACCACCCTGAACTGAATATCCTATCTTCGTACAAAATCTTATTAATTCATACTCAATATCTTTACTATATCTTGATTTTCCGAAAGTCATTAAGGATATTAATTCTTCTTCATAAAATATTCCTATATTTACTTTAGCTACACTATATCCTTGAAGGTGATTTTCATTAAGAAAGTCAATTGTATCTTTACTAGGTACTTCTTTTATTTGACATTTCCTAGCACCTATCCTCTTATTAAGTCCTTGCTTATTTTCTAAAACGGATATCCAAATTCTTCTAAGAGTCTTATCCTGAAACTCATTCTCGAAAATATGAAATAGTTGAATTCCTTGTTTTTCACAAGCATTTGTTTTTTCTAGGTGTCTATTTCTATTTGTTTTTTCTTTAGAATAACTATTAAACATACCATATTTACTTTTACCAAAAGAATGAAATAAAAGTCCGTCATATTCTACCGCAAACTTAAATTCTTCACAATATATATCTAATTCTTTCGGACTTATTATAGTTCTATCATTTAATACAGGATTTTTTATAAATTTTGATATTTCTTTTTCTACTAATCCAAACTTTTTCTTGTATTCAATTCCAAGTCGTCTCATATGACCTGCAAAATTTTTCTTATCTAGTCCAAAATACTCAGAAATTCCTATAATATCTGGAGTATCATCTTTAAAAAAATTAGAAACTATAAATTCTTTATTAAGATTTTCTGTGTTTTTCATATGAGATCTATTTCTTTTTACTAATTCTTCATAGTAGATATTCGAAGGTTTCTTTCTCCATATACTATCTACTCCATATCTCTCTAGATTAGTTTCTTTAATCTTTTCTTGAATTTCTGAACGTTGATTAGGATTTTCTACTCCATATCTCTCTAGATTAGTTTCTTTAATCTTTTCTTGAATTTCCGGACTCTGATTAGGATATTCTACCCCATATCTCTCTAGATTAGTTTCCCTGATTCTCTCTCTGATTTCTGGACTCTGAAGAGGATTTTCTACTCCATATCTCTCTAGATTAGTTTCCTTGATTCTCTCTCTGATTTCTGAACGTTGGTTAGGATTTTCTACACCATATCTCTCTAGATTAGTACTTTTAGTTCTACTCTTAATTGTAGCTGCTTGTTGAGATATCTTTGTTCCATATTTTTTTAGATTAGTTTCTTCTATTTTCTTTTGAGTATCCGGATCTTTTCTAGCACAACTTTTAGAACAAGAGACATAATTAAAGAACTTATTAAATTTTTTGGAATTTCCGCAGGTACATTTTGGAATCTCTGTTATATTTCTATAAAAGTTATATATTTTTTCTATATTAGAAGAACCCGGGAAGTCTTTAATAATACTAGTGACTTCAGGATCTTTAAGAAGTTTTTTAAGTACTGGAGTTTTTAAAACTCCTCTACTATTTTCTATATTTTTAAGGGTATTTTTTAATTTTTTTTCATCCATATAATATTATATAGTAGGAAGCTTAAAGAATTATAAAAAAGTTATTTGTACTTTAAGTCTTTCATCGCTGTAGTTACAGTTACAAGGACAGCTGAAGTTACAATTACATGTGCAGAAATTACAATTACAGGCGCAGTAATTACAGTTACAAAAGCATGAATTCCCCGCAGCTATCAACTCATCTCTAATCTTATTAATCTGAGTTGCAGTAATTAATTGACCTGGAGATACATGAGGTACTGCCGGAACATACTTATCTGCATTTTTATTACAATGCCAGATTCCTCCATCAACGTTATTAGCACTACAAATTCCACTCCATGCTCCTCCATCCGCTCCAGTATAATATGCATTTAAGTTATTCATAGCATCAGCAAATTGATTATAATGTGTATCGTCTATAATTACCCCAACATCACCAGAAAAAGCAAAATTAGGTCTTTCATTTCTTCTTCTGGCGACCTCCTGATTAAAGATATCCTGAAGAGATTTCCAATCTTGATCGTCTATGATCTGTCCAATAGGAGTACTAGGAATATTATAAACAACTTTATCCCATGCTGTACTACCGAAAGGATTTATCTCTATCTCATAACTCATTTTATTCCTTTAGATATTCTGCAATATTTTTCTTAATACTAGATAAGATTTCATCATCTACTTTATTTATATCTTCTTCAGGAGTATCTTGACTTCCTAGAACTTCGCGAACTTTCTTCTCAACCTCACTATAGAAATCAAAATCAAACATTTCTTCAAAAACTTTTATTTGCATCTCTATATTAGTCATATCTTTACCTTCTGACTCTTTCATCAGAGTAATGAAAGTTCTAAACATTCCCTGAAATCGATATCCTACTAGAGGATCTATCTCATTATACTCTTCACTTATTTTATTAATTTTTAATGTAATATCTAAAAATTTTTTAGATCTTTCCTCTAAACTTAAATTACTCATTATTTCCTCTCATTTCATTAAAGTCATTAAAATTACCAACTATAGTATTTTTTCTAACTGTATTATTTTTACCTAAATATAGTGAAAAATCTTCTATATTCTTTTCACATAATCCACAAATAGAACACATCTCATCATTCTTCATACATATAGGAACTATAATTTCTTTATTATAGTATTTATTAATTAAAGATTTCTTAATATTCTCTAATTTTTTTAGTTCTTTATCTGTTAAATCTTCTTCATACTCGCTTAATACTATTCTATCTGGATTAAAAAATCTACATATTTTATCTAAATCATACTCTAACATTTCGATATTATTTTTATGTACAGTATATCTCATTCTATATTTAGTACCAATTTCTTTTAATTTAAATAACACCTCTAATACATCTTCTGTAGATTTTTTACCATTAGGATAGATTCTATCTCTATTACCAACTTGTCCGTCATAACTTATCTCTAGCTGAATTCTACCTTCTTTATAATGAATATTGTTTAGAAAATCTCTCAAAAAATCATTATCTAGAAATTTAATACCATTTGAAACTATATTAAACTGAACATTCTTTTTTAGAGAATAGGTATAATCCATAAAAAATTTAACATCTTCCCATCTAGTAGTAGGTTCACCTCCAAATAAAATAAATAGAGATTGATTATCTAATCCTTCTCTTTTTATCACATCTTCTGCAGATTTCTTTAATTCTTCTCTTGAAGGAATATAGTGAGGATATCCTTGAATATGCTGATAACAATATGTACACGATAAATTACAATAAGTAGTAAAATAGATTATATTAGTTTTATTCATAGGTTTCTACTATACCAAATATCTTCAAGAAGTTGTTTAGCCATTTCTATTTTAGACTCGTCAGTATCCTGTGCTTTTAAAAATCTAGGATTATCCTTATACTTTCCTATCCTAGACTCTAAAAACATCTTCAACAGCTCTTTCTCCGAATCTGAAGAATTTTTAAATACCCTACTAATTATTCTCTTATAATCTTGAATATCTAATATATCGTATGATAACCATATTAACTGAAAAGATAATCTAGTATCTGAATGTATTACTTCATTAAATAACATATCATATAAGTTATCTTTCTGTCTTATTATATAATTATAGAGAAGTGTAATTCTAGATAAATAATCATTATCTTCATTATATATTTCTATAATCTTCTCTCTTAAATAGAATTTATCCCTACTATCCTGCTTATCATAATATACTAACTTAGCATTTACTATAAGGTCTCTTCTGACGTTAGGATATATGTATGTATTTAAATCATATTCATCAAAGGTATATGCATATCCTATACCCTCATCATAAGATGATTGTACAGCTTCAAGAGCTCTATGAATGCTAGGTTTAGGATATTCTATATTTAGTTTAGGATCTTTACATATTTTTTTAAATCTCCTATAACACCTATCAATTTTCTTTAGCTTATCATAAAAATTAGCTTTCTTTAGAAACCTAAAGTCATCAAAAAATATAAAGAGAGTTTCTCCATCTGAATCTCTTTCAATCCTAAATATATTTTTAAAATTCATTAGGCTCTCCTATATGAATCTTCCTCAGAAGTTATATTCCTAGATTTCTCTAAAATATAGGACATATCCTCTAAAAAAATTTTAAAATCTATATTATACTCAAAAAGATGCTCCATTTCTGAATAGTTTTTATATTTTTTATCTACTAATGCTTTTTTAGCTTCTTCTAACTGATTTTCTAAATCTGATATACTTATATTATCATAATTTGTACAACTCATTTTTTTATCCTATATTATTAAAGATGTTCTTCATCACTTCATGAAATACTGGTTCATCTCTCAATTCATGTACTACTCTTTGAGTCTCTTCCTGAATAATATGGAATAACTCACATACACTATCTAGAGGTTTATTATCATTTCTGATTTGAGAATATGTACATCCTGCATTACAAACATTATATAAATCACACTCTTTACACTTATCAAAATTTTGAGGGTTAAATTTATCTTGCCAGTACTTGAACTGATATTCGGAAGTAATTTCCATTACCTTTTTATCTGAAAATCTTGCACATGGATAGAATTTTCCATCAGTTGTCATTACAGCTCCATGAACTCCTGCAAAACAACCGAAAGATCTTTTTTGAAATGTTAATCCAAATACATTATCTAAAATACATAGAGAGAAGAATCCAACATTTACATATATTCCATCTTTTATATATTGTATATATCTATCTCCTAGTTTTCTCAAATCATCTTTAAAATTTATAATATCATCTTTAGTCCATACATCGTCACGTACTAGTGAATAATCTGGAGCTATAATACCATTATCTACGAAAAATTCTAAATTTTCTGTCATTTGTTGAGAATTACCCGGCCATATCATTACTTTACATCCGTTAGTCATTTGCTTAATAAGGCTTAGTTTATCGTTATATAATTCTAATGTGTTAGAGTATCTAGTTCCATCGGCCTTAGGATTAATAAATTGAGTGGCTAAAGGTCTTGTCTCGTTTGAAGAAATACCGTCAAATGACCAAGATACACCGACATTATTTTCTTTAAGAAATTTAATTTTATGCTTATCTATAAGAGTCATATTAGAAATAACTACTAATTGTACTTCGATAGGTAATTTTTTAAACACTTTAGTAGCATATTCTATTAGATCCCAATTCATCATAGGCTCACCACCGAAGAAACTAACATTAAGCTTTTTAGTACCTGATCGTTCCATCATATCTATGATTTTTACTAAAGATTCATCAAAGATCTCTTTAGTCATATATTTATCTGTAAATGTTTCATAACAGTACGGACATCTCATAGAGCACTGATCTGATATTTTTAACTCTAGTGTAAAGGTATCAAATGACATATTAAATATCTCCTAGATTTATATTATTATTAAGTACTGCATTAACTGTTTTATTATATTTATCATTCATTTTGAATAGTCTACATACTTGCCAATTAGCCTGATAGTCTGTAAATTTTTCATGATATGATTCTTTATTACTCTTATCATAATTTGCAGCTTGACACTTCATACAAAAGTTAACATTACATTTTTGACACTCTTCAGGAAGATGGGAATTAATTATTTTAAAAGCCTTCATTGTTTTTTCTTTTACTTCTGTAAAATTATCAAGAGTTCCTACAACATGTTCGTCCCTCCCCTTATATTGGAGAGCATGACACGGATATAATTTTCCATCTAAATCTACAGAAATCATATTAGAACCTACAGAACAAATAGCTCTTGATCTTCCGAACCATGAGAAGACATCTGGCTTTAAGTTTCTAGCTATTATATAAGCAGCAATCTTAGAAAGTTGATCTTCTAATACCTCTAAGTCTTTTTGAAATTCATCTTCTGTTCTATCGGACCATAAGTCAGGAGTAGGATTATAATATCCTTGAAGTTTATAACAACTTATAAAACTATCATATAGATAATCAAAACCATCTGAAGAAATTACAGATTTTAAGGAAGTTTCTATATCATTTTCTTTAAGAAGTTTAAAAGCTTTTTCTACTCTATCTGAGGTACCCTTTCCAGACTTATCAATTCTAATATTATCAGTAAGATATTTACCATCATAAGAAATTTGAATTATAAGTCTAGGTTGTCCGTCATAACCTAATTCTTTTCCAAATTCTTCATTCCATTTTTTAAGTTCCTCTATATGATCAGGAACAAGAATACCATTTGTATAGAAAAAGAAGGAGAATGAAGAATCTTTTTTAAATTCCTCTATAATTAGTTTACAAAAATTGAAATTAACAAACGGCTCTCCACCCCAGAAGTTAATAGTTTTACCTTTAGCAGGATCTTTTCCAAGCCTATTAATTAAATCTTCAACTTTGACTTGAGTATTTTTAAGATATAGAGAAGAGAGTCCACATTCATTCCCTTCACTACAATACGTACAGGCGATATTACAAATTGAAGTAGTATTAATATCTATATGGATTGAATCAGAATTACAAGAAGATTGACATTGAGACATATGTCTCCTTTTTATTTTATTATATAAAAATAAAATTAAAGAAGACTTAAATTATCAGTTCTTTTCTATTATATATTCTTGTATGATGTGAGGGGTTATATTATTTCTAACTCTTATTAATAATTCTCTAAATTTCATTATACTTTCACCTCACATGTACCTTTTCCTGGAGTTATACAAACTCCTATGAGTACCTTTTCAATATCTTGTTTAGGATATGTCTTAACAGCTTTACCCTTTCCTGGATTCTTTTTATCTAATACTATATAATCACCTCTTTTAGCAGAACCTGTAATATTAACAGGAATTCTTCCTTTAAGTGCTAAAGGAGCATAGTGTTCGACCTCTTCGTTTTGAATTTTAGTATTCATAAGATAAGCTGGTGCTGTAGAACAAACTCCCATAATCATTTTAGTACCATCTGCAATAGTAGCTTCTGTATCACTACCAACCATTAGGATATCTCCAGCTTTATACTCCTCATCAGTTTCATAATACTCAGCAATATCTGCATATTTTGCACGTTCTGCAGTAGCATCTAGAGTACCATTAACTGTCACGTTCTGATTAAATACTTCATTAATATCAGTACGTGCGTAATTATCTGGAGTAATTTCTCCAAGTGTTAAAGCATCTCCTACACCAATAGGATGAATACCGGACGATGTTTTAGTATATATTCTAGGATTATTAGCATCTGTTAAATCTGCACCTAATTCTAAAAGTTCTAGGTCTGATACTGTTGGTACATTCTGTCCTTGTCTAATTGAAAATCTTACTGCCATTTATATTCCCTCTATTCCTATATTTTTAACTATCATAAATATTCTCCTTATTCTTATTAGTATTTATAAATCTTTAAGACTATTCTATTATAATATTGAAAACTAAAAGGAGTCTTAATTGAACGAAGTGAATAATGGATGGATTGAATGGTGGGAGTTTGCACCACAATCTAATATTTTAGTTATCAGAGTATCACCTGTTGATGAAACAAAACTTACATCTGATACCGGAATTGTTTTAGCAGTAAAAGCAGATAGTGTGTCTGATAGACCTTATTTTGGAGAAGTTGTCTCTAAGGGACCTGAAGCTAATAATGTAGAAATTGGAAATATTGTATATTTTCCACCTCAAAATTCTTTTGATTTAGGAATGATTAAGAGAGAAGAAGATGGTTCATATTATCTTATGACTACATCCGACAGAATTGATGGAATTCGTGTAAAAGACGTTAGAAAATCTTAAGAAATAGAGAGATTTTTATTTTATAAATATTTAAAATAAAGTCTCTTAAGGACAAAATATGATAAGATTCTCAACATTTAAAAAGCGAATTAATGAGGAATTCAATCTCGATAAAGCAGTAAAAGATGCTCTTAAATGGATGGAAAATAAATACGGAAAAGATCTCTATAACTTTAAACATATAGAAAATATGAATATGGATGGAGATGTTGTAAAGACCTATGATATTACTGTTGGAGATAATGCATATACTCTTAATTTGAAAAAGTTCGATAGTACTGGAGATGGAGAGTTAGATACTCTAGGATTTGATGTTCTTCCTGCATCTGTAGAACCTGAGGACAATAAAGAAGAGAAGGAAGAATTATAAATGGGCTTCTCTGATTTCTATAAATCCTCTAATGTTACTAAAGATAATTTTGAAAACCATTCTAATGAAATAGTTAGCAAGGTTCGAAAACAATTCAAGAGATATATTCTTGAAGGAAAGGGTCAGCTAGATATTAGTATTCAAAATGCTAAAAAATTTCTTACTAATGACTCTAAGAAAGAAGAATTTCTTACCTCTAATGTAGTAGTAGAACATAAGACAGATGGTGTTAAGGTAACTATTATTAAGAAGGATAATTCAGGAGTAGCAGAAAGGGACTATATCGTATCATATAAAGGTGACATAGTATATCCTAATGAGTTTGAATATCTTCCTAAAAATAAAATTAAAACAAAAAGTATAGGAAATTCTCAATTTGCTTTTGTCTGGAATCATTTAAGAAAACTTCGAAAGAATTCAATTCCAACAGGTACTGAGTTATTTGTAGAATTTCTAATGAGAAAACCTACACTATCCTCTAATTATACTAAAAAACATGGTATGGTTTTAATTGGATATTCTAAAAGTACTTGGACAGAGAAAAATGGAAGATTAATTACTAAGCCTTCAGGATTCTTTACTGAAAAGAGAGATCAATATGCTAAAGAGATGAAATTAGACGTTCCAGCAGTACTTTTTAAAGGTATTTTAGGTACCAGAAAATCATTTACATCAGGAATTATTGACGATGAACTAAAGAAACTCTATAGAGGTACCGATATTAACTGGGATTCTAGAGAAGATATTATAGAAAAGATTTCCCAGATGTTTCTAGATGTGGAGTCTAAATACGGTGGTAAAGAAGAAGGTGTTGTAGTTAAATTTAATGATAGATTAATTAAGTTTCAACAACCATATCAAACAGATCAAGTAGCACGTAATAGAATTAAAGATCAGTATAGAGGTGATCAAGAGTATGAAGATAATTACTATAAAGAAGTAAATAAATTTATAGATGTATTTCAAAAAGATATAGATAAATCTAATTTTGCAGATGCGGTGATATCTTTTAATAAGAAATTGAAAAATACTAAAATATCTATTGAACATATTAAAAAATCAGAAGAGCAGATTAAGGACGATATTGCGCTAACTTTTAGAATGAGATTATCAAAAGATGTAGCATCTGGAGCATTAATTTTAGGTAAATTTAGAATTCTTACTAAAGCTCATTATGATATGATAAAAGAGGCTACCGCTAAATATGATACTGTAACAGTAAATATAGTATCTTCTAAAGAAACTAAGGGTACTAAAGAGCTTAGGAATGAAATTATGAAGCATTGCTTTCCGGATATTGAGATTCTTAATAGTTCTACAGGGAATATCTTTACTATTATGAGAAAATCTCAAAATGAGATTACCACTATTATAGCTGGTTCTGATAGAGTAGATGGATATAAAAAAATGTTAGAAAAAAATTATGGAATGGATGTATATGAAATCCCTAGAACAGATGGTGATATATCAGCTACTAAAGTAATAGAAAATCTTGAAGATTACGAATATTTTAAAAAGAATACACCTAGATGTTCTTGGAAATTCTACGAAGAATATCTAAAAACTTATAAGGAATAAAATGTTTTATAATCTATTTGTAGAAGGAGATCCTGTGGGTTGGCTTCCATATAATAAAATAATTAAAAAAGATAAGAAGAATCATTTTAAAGATCTTTGGAGTGACTTAAAAAGAAGTTTTAGTACTGAAGATCTAAATACATATTTTTACTTTACTGGAAGTTATAATTTTAATAATCCAAATAAACTATTTCTCATTAAGGTTTCTATAAATGCTAATTTGAAAAACGCTGCTGGGATACTTAAGGATATTTCTAAATTAAAAAATAGAGGTAATAAAGTAGATTTTAAATATGATGGAACTACTGTAAGATTTCAGATTACAGGAGGAAATAGAGGCTCTGGGGTATTAAAATATGATGGAGATACTACTAAATCTCCAACTAATGATCAACAAGAGCTAGCTACAATATATGCTATTCTACACCCTAAAGCAAATATAGAAGAAATTAATAACTATATAGGATTTAAGTTTGATACTTCATGGAGTAATCACCTAGAGGAATCTAAAAAATTAAGAGATTATAGGATTAATGGAAAGAAGATAACTATTAATAACACAGTTATAGAACATGATGCTACTTCTAAATTTGCTAAAGAGTTATTTAAGATATTAAAAAATCTAGGATATAGAGATCTAAAAGATAATTGGAATCCTGCAGATTTTTGGATTTTAAATGACTCAGGAAATAAAATTTTAACTGAATTAAGAACTGCTAAAACTGTAGCTCAATTTAATGATACTATGAAAAAACTTTTCGAGTCTAGCAAGTTAGTAGGAGTTTCTCTTAAAAAAATTAATCAAAAATATCATGCAGATATAGTAGATCCTTCAAATAGAAAGGTTATGAATTTTACCCTTAAATCTATAGATTATAAGTATGGACAGGAGAATTTCTTTGTTGATACTAATGAAGGATTTAGAATTCGCGTAGGGAAAACTGCTAAAAGTGGCTCTAAGAATATATATTATGAAGGAAGAATGCAAGGTAGTAAAGTACAGCTAGGAGCTATTTCTAGAGCATCACTTATTACAGAATTCCTAAAATATGGATATGATATATTAAGCTGGGAGAAAGATCCGAGTCTATCTAAACCTGATATCTTAGAACTTCATGTAAAAGCCTTAAAAGATATTATCAAGAAAGATAAAAACTTTTTAGAAGATATGTATTATCTAGCTATGAAACAATCTAAAGATAGTAGTATATATCTTAAGGTTCATTAGAATTTGAACTATTTTACAAGTTCAAATTCATCTTCTTCTTTTAACTAATTCTACAAATTTTTCTGCATCTTCAAAACTAACATTCTCATTATAATCAGCTAATTGAACAGCCATAATAAGATCACAATCATTTAACATATATCCGATATCAGAATCTCTTTTAAAATCTAATGCTCTATTAATAGCTTCTGTTGTTTTTTCTATATTAATCATCTTTCTATCCTTCTTTCTCTTTATATACTATATTATATTATAATAAAGCTTAAAACCAAATTACTTTTTGAAAGTTCTCTTTACATATGCATCTATATCTTTTTGCATATTTTTTCTAGGTTTTAATTTCCACTCTTCTATAATTTTATTATATGCAGACAATTTAATTGCTACATCTTTTTGAGGATCTGGATCAATAAATTGACTTTGTCCTCCAATACCAAAAAATATCTCAAAAAATCTATTAGCAGTATCTTCTTTTTCTTTCTTTGAGAGATATTTTTTACCTAGATTAATAACACCTACAAAAGACCAAAGTTTTTCAGCCTCTCTTTTATTGTACTTCCCGAATGCTATTTTAAATAAATTATCTAGAGATTTATTATAACTTTTTTCAGCGCTTTTCTTTCTTCTATATACAAACTTTCCATCTATTTTAATAGGATTACCATCTTTATCTATCATTTGCTCAAAAGATTCACCTACACCAGAATCAACACCGAAAGCTAAAAGTCGTACTAGATCTTTTTGATTTTTTTCTAATCTAATTTTATCAGGTGTGCTAGCTGGAGTTGCTACGACTATATCATTCCTTTGAGATTTAGCACCTATTAGAGCTCTTAGAATAAACTTATGTGCTACACCTTTAAAACCAGCTTGTGCATCTTCAAAACTAGAACTGTGAGAGAATCTAGCCCAATCTGTAGGTTTATCTTCTTTAAATTCAGAAAGTTCAAAATCTACCTGAGCTGGAACCTGGATAGTACCTTTAGATGTTTTAAATTTAAGGAGAAATACAGTAATTAAAGTATTTCCTATTTTAGATTTACTTCTAGCATTAGTCCCCATATAAACAGCATCTTTTACAATTTCTTTATGTTCATATTTTTCAAGAGTATCATAAAGAAGAGGTCCATCTTCTCTCTTAATAACTACATCTAAGTCACCTGCATGAGGTTTAGCAGATACAATACTAACATCATCATATTTAGTATTCATAATAAACGAAGTGCTTCCATTGTATATAATAGCATCTTTAACTAGACTATCAGATATCCATAAAGGATGTCCATGATCCTTTTTAAATAGTTGATTAATTTTAAGAAGTAATTCGTTAAATTTACTGATAAAGGTACCTCTACCAATATCTTTAAGAGGTATAGATTGAGCTGTAATTTCATTACCCTGTCTATCTTGAACTGTAGTATTTCCTCCCTCATTTATTCTCATGACTTTTAAGTACTCTCTAAATTCCATACTGATTCCTATTTTTAATTAATTTATTTATAAATAATATAATAAAATCTAAGGTGATAGAAATGCCAAAACAATTAGAAAAATGTGTCCAGGATCTTATAGATAAAGGTAAAAGTAGAGATGAAGCCTATGCTATATGTACATCAAGTACTGGATGGGTAAGAAAAAAAGGTGGAGGCTGGAAAAATAAAAAGACAGGAAAATCATATAACGAAAATTTTGAAGTACAAGAAGGACAAGAAGGACAAGAGAGTTTTTTAGAGATTTTTTCTGAAGGAAATCAGCAAACATTAGATTGGCTCAGAAACAATAAAGGTGTTTTAGACGAGATTCGAAGACTTAAATCTCTAGTAGGAAAAGTACCTAGTTCGGAGGAAAAAAGCATCCTAGGTCTAATTAAGTGGTTAGAAAATAAAATTAAATAAGGAAAAACATGTTTAAAAAATTATTCACAGAAAACAGAGAATTAATAAAAAACACCTATCTTACTAAATCTTATGATGAGAAGTCTATTAAAGAATTAGATAAGCGTAAAAAAAACGGTAGTGTAGTATATATCCAATATAATGATAAGAAATCAAGATCTGGTATCTCCGGTGGAAAGGTTCTAGGATTTGATTCTAAAGGTGTTGTCGTTAAGAGTAGATTTAATCCTGATGAAAAAATTACTATCTCTTATGATGATATCACATCTGCAGATATAATTAAAGGAGGTTTCTAGTGTTTAAAAAATTATTTACTGAATCTAAGAAATACTCTATGAAATATCTTAGAAGTGATAATAAAGAAATTACTATCATTTATGAGGTGCGAGGAAATAGAGCATATTTTAAAGTTCCTGCTAGTGAACTTACTGTTGATGCTGAATCTAGAACATATAGTAAATCTAAAATGTCTGATGAGATAGTGGTTTCAAAAAATAAATTCTCTAAAAAATTTGATCCAGAATTAGAGATATTTAACTGGTTAAAATCAATTAATTACTAAGGAAAAAAGATGTTTAAAAAATTATTTACAGAAGGATATAATTCCGATGATATGACTCTAGAAATAGATCTTATGAAAGAAATTAAAAAGAAATACGGTCTTAAGAAACTTCCTGTACATTTAACCGATGATTTTAAACCTGAATTTACATATGATAGAAAATCTAAACACGGTAAAATGAGAGTATATGTAAATACTACTGATTATAGTTCACCTGTTTATGAATACGAGTGGATATAGGAATCTTAATGACATTTAAACAACTTTTTACAGAAAGAGCATCATATTATAGAGAAGATTGTAATCTTCTAGAGTATGCATTTCTACCTCTAACTCCAACTATTTCAAAATTATTAGGTGGAGGTAAAAATCAGGAAGCCTTTCATCTTACCTCTTTAGATTTTCTTCCTAATTTAAAGAAGATTAAGGGTAATAAATCTATTAGTACTTTTACTAAAGGAATGGGTTCTGTAATTAGAAATGTTAATGTAAAACCTGATGTTCTGGTAAAGTTAGAGGGTAATGTAGTCTTAAGCTCTGATAGAGATGCGTTCACTCACTTAGATAAGTCAGGAATGAGATGGATTAATCTAAGAACAATACAAGATAATAGAAAAAAATACGATTTTATATGGGATGCATTTACAGGCAAGCTAGCTAAATATATGAGTGATAAATACGATTTAGAAATGACACAAGAAGATATAGATGAAAAATTCATATGTGATTTCTGGTCTAAACTAAAAGCTAAAGAGAAAAAAGATATTAAAGATTTTTATATAAAGCATGTAGAAACACTTTTACAAAATAAAACATATATGGATATTATAAAAGAATTTCTAGAAAATAATAAAACTGATTATACTCACAATGAAATCGTAATGAATAAATTTAAAGTCCTTGGAGTATATTCTATAGAGGCTAACAAGTTTCAGTATGATAAATCAATGGCTCAATATTATATAGAAAAATCAGGATATAGGTACTTAGGTCATATAACTAAAGATGATTTTAGAAATGTGACTATAAATACATATTAATAAATCGAGGAGGAAATATGAACTCGAATACTACACTTCTACCCACAGATTCTGAGATTAAAAAGTTTAAAAATCTTTTAATAAAGCTAAATAAAATAAAAGATAGAGAAGCTCTAATAGAACTTCAAGAAGCTTTATCTGAAGATGATAGATTTTGTATATTTTTAGAAAACACTTTCGACCTTACTCATGAAGAACATGATGGACTTCTAAATCTACTAGAAATTCCAAAAAACGAAACGGGGTATTATATAGATAGATATGGTAGAGGTGTTTCATATAATGGAAATAGAAGTCTTAAAAGATCTGGTACTGAACTAGGACTTAGTAAGCTACATGAAATAGAAATAAAAAAATGTGAAGAGGACTTTCTTTATTTTAGACGAAACTATTGTTTTATTATGACAAAGAATGGTCGTGGTCGTCCAGAATCTAGAAGTTATCAGCAAGAATTAGAAGAAGAGTTAAAAAATCAAAGCGATATAGCTGTTTTATTCTCGAGACAGAGTGGGAAGACAACTTCTGTAGGAACATACCTCCTATGGTTATTTAATTTTAGAAAAAATCCTACAACAATTGGTATTGTAGCTAATAAGGCTTCAGGTTCTAAAGAAGTTTTAGATAAGATTAAAAAAATGTTGCTCGAAGTACCTATTTGGATGATGACTAATATGGAGGTCTGGAATAAAACTCAAATAGAATCAGAAAATGAAAATAGAATATTAACAGATGTTCCGAGTTCAGATTCATTTCGTGGTTTTACAGTAAATGTGGTATTTGGAGATGAGATTGCATATATTCCTAGTACTGTGTGGGATGAATTTACTGATTCTATTTTTCCTACTCAAAACTCCCTTCAATTTAAGCAAACTATTTTAACTAGTACTGCTAACGGTATGAATCACTGGAAACAGATCGTAGATGGTGCTAGATCTGGAATAAATGGATATACTCTTTTAGAAAATAGTTGGGAGGAGGTTCCACATTATAATAAAAAGGGTGAACTCCTAAAACCAGAGATATATAAAACTCAGACTATTAAAAGATTCGGAGAGAAATTCTTTGCTCAAACCGAAGAAAATGAATTCCTAGGATCTGCAGATACATTATTAAGCGGTGATACTTTAAAGAGACTACAAGCTAAAAAACCTATTAAAGAAAATACGATAATAAATGGTATTAAAATATATGAAGAGCCAAAAGAGAATAATCACTATGTGATAGCTGTAGATCCTTCAAAAGATGGTATAGATTCATTTGCTATTCAGGTTATTAATATTACAAAATTTCCATTTATTCAGGTAGCTAGCGCTAAATTAGATGTTGATTATCTAATGATGCCCGAAAGTCTTAATGAATTAGGAAATTACTATAATGGTGCTTTTATGATTATTGAAAATAATGAAGGTGCAGGTCAATCTATTGCAGATATGTTACACTTTCAATATGAGTATGAGAATTTATATAGAGATAGAGATACCCAAGATAAATCATATAAGAAATTTGCCGGATTTAGAACAACTACTAAATCAAGACCTAGTATTATTAATATGATGAGAATTTTTATAGAAGAAAATAAGTTGATCATTAATGATGAAGATACTATTAAAGAATTTTATAATTTTATAAAGAAGTCAGGTAAAAAATTTGAAGCTGATGACGGATATCATGATGATATGGTAATGGCTTTAGCTATATCTTTCGCACCATTTCTACACCTAAAAGCATATGACGATTTAAATTTATTTTTAGAATCACTACGTTTAGATCTAAATGAAGATGATGATTCTATAGAGCTTGAAGATTTTTATTCGATGTTAGAAGGAATCGGAGGAGTTGATGATGGTTCGGAAGATGAGTATAGTAGAGAACATATTCTAGAATCTATACGAAATTCCGTTAATGATGAGGATAGGTTTGAAAGTATTAATACTTTAAATAAATTCTATTAAAGAAAAATTTTTCTTTCTTCTATCTCATTTATAAACCAGTCTCTAAATTCGTCTATATATGAAGATGCATCTATTTCTACTATATCATCTCTATGATTCTGATCATATTTTAATTTAGCTAGAAGATTATCTAGGAGCCAAGTAGTTTCAGGTCCGTTTAGATAAAGTTTAAATAGTTCTTCATCTTCAGGATAATTAAATTCTAATATTTTTTTCATTTTAACCCTCCATTATAACATTACATTCCGGATGTTTCCAGGCTCGCCAAGAATCTTGAATTTCTGGTAAATCTGCATAATCATCTACAGATGAATAATATTTATTATAACTATCTTTTTCATATAATTTTATATTCCCTAGAATATCATTCTCTAAAATAAATTCTTTTATCTCATCATAGTTTTCTGAGATTTTTTCAATATTATCTGTTTCTTCGTTAGATAGTTCATATATATAATTCATAATATTCCTTTTTTTATTAATATATTATATAATAATCTAGCTTAAAAACATATAAATAAAGAAAAAAAGGTAATATCTTGAGCAATTTTAATAACTCTTTATCTACTAGTACTGATCTTAGATGGGGATCTGATTCTCTAAAAAATGTATTCTATCTGGCACAGTCTTTTAATATCCCTGGTCTATCATTTAGCAATCCTCAAATGGGGGCTAGAGGAGGTGCCAGAGGTAGACTAGCTGCAGACTCTGTAGAGTTTTCAGTACTTAACTTAGATATTATCATAGATAGAGAGTGGAAAGTATATGACGAACTATTTGAAAACTTTCTAGAATCTATTAATATTAATACAGGAAATTTTTCTAATAATAAGGTATTTGATGTATGGGTGGAAATTTATGATAATATAGATAAAAAATCAATTAAAAAATTCTGGTTTAGAAATTGTAGAGTACAGTCTATAGGTGATGTAGAGATGGATATAAGAGATAGTGAAGATAGTAATATATCCGTATTAGTATCTTTAGAATTTGATTTTATGGAGAAAGAGTAGTTACCACTCCTCAATCTCCTCTGTTCTCTCAATAAATTGTTTATATTCAGGATTTTTAATTATATTATTAGTTATACAATCATCATATAAAATTTTCTTAAATTCTTTATTTCCTTCTAAAAAATCCCCAATTTCCTGAGGATCTTTATTATATGTTTCACAGTAATCAAGAATTTTTTCAACTAAACTCTCTCCAGACATAGAACTAATTTTATTAAATAGTTCTAAAAAATTATTATCTAACATATTATTTCTCCAAACTTATATTATATTTTTCTGATAATTCTTTAATTTTTTTAGTAGCTTTTCCGCTTTTAGGATATTCAAGTGGTTTTCTCTTTGGATATTCTTCTCTATATAATTTTGCTATTTTATTAAATATCCTTTTAGATAATTTAGGTTCTTTTTTAACCTCTGTTGGATGAACATAATAATTACCATCTCTATCTGAATATGCACCCCTTTCTAAATAATCTGCTAAATTTCTTAAGAATGTAGGAAGATCTATAGGATGATTGCTAGTATCTGCTCCGAAATATCTCTTCCAGTTATTAGAAATCTTTCCTTCAATTGAATTTATTCTGAACTCTATTGCATTTCTTATAGTCCCCTTTTGCTCTGAAGGATCTTCCGATTTTAGTTTATGAATATGATCTAAAACTATTTTATCTAAAGGGACTTCTATCCCTAATAATGGACATTTCCCATTATTCTCAAGCCATAATTTTTCTTTAAGTTTTTTGATATCACTATAGGACATCTCTATTAAATTACTCATTAAAATCTCACTATACTTAAATTAATATTATTTGATTCGGAAAAATTCGATATCTCTGAATATTCATCCATATCTATTTTATATTCTTTAGGATAATGAACTAAAATATCTCTTGAGTCTAGTGAGATTTTTTTAATTTCATCTATTAATTTATTTCCTATATTAACTATTTTTACTGTTTTGCTGATAGAGGAGCATTCTGGAGTAATTTTAGAACTCTTAATGCTAGAATATTTTGCTTTTTGAGTTTCTATAAAATCTTCTTTAGATTTTTTAATCTCTTTATTTTGACTATTGATAGTAGCAACGAATGCATTAAAACATATAGTACTAATATATGTAAATGCCGATACATATTGACCAGATATTTTAGACTGTTTATATGGAGAGAAACGCCAGGTGTATTTTAAGATATGTTCAATTGCAAGAGATTTCATTTCACTTTTATATGAGTATCCAGAAAAGTTAGGACGTGTTAGTATATTATTAATAATAATTAGTATCATCTCTCCAAAATAGTTAGGATCTCTATCTATATATGTTTTAGAACTAAGATCCTTTAGTCTATTTCTTACATCTCTTTTAGCTCTCTGAAGACCCTTCTCCATAGATTTTTCTAAATCTATATATTTATCTCTCAGAATATTAATTTCATCCATATATTGAGAGTTATATTTAGGAATTTCTGTAAGAAATACTAATTTATTATGAAGTTTTGAAAGTCTTGAAGTAGGTATAGTTTTTTCACCTGGATTAGGATTTATTACTCCGTAGGGAGTAATATTTTTAGTTAGTTTATTAATATTATTAGAAATAGAGTTTTTTAAAAGTTTTGAGTTATTAAAAAGTATTAATTCTGAATTAATTATAGGTTCAGGTAAATACTTATTGAGATTTTTTTCTAGTTCTCTTTCTAGCTCTTTTACAGAGTCTGAGGTTAACATAATCTTCCTTATTTGTTATATAATATATAATAGTAATTTATACTTAAACTATGCTTAAAATAAGGTTAATATGCCTCTTAATTCTACCAGGTACCACCATTATATATAGTATCACCCATGTCAGATACTCCTGTAATCACCTTCCATGTAGTAGCTGAACTCCAACCTCTTTCAGCATCTGTTTTACCTTGAGTCGCTGTAGTATCAAATAAATTTACTTGACACCATTGTGCAGATCTAGTAAGTTTAGCAGGATCACCTACTATATCATTGTATTTATTATCATTAATAATATATGAGTTGATTCCACCGTCCGGTAGGTCTATTGTATCAACTCCTCCGGCAGCCCAATTCCATAGTTCATCAAGTTCTAATTTAGCTTGATGAACAGCCTTATTAAGAGAATCTTCGGATCCTATATAACCATTCTTTATCTCGTAGTAGTCAGTAAACTGTTGTAGTGTTGTTCTTGGCACTTATAACTCCTTAATTTTTAAAATATTATTCGCCACGTAATTCTGAACGTAGTAGTTGGTTCCTTGATCTTAGCTGGAAATGTCCTCATTGCAAAAATTTTACCATTTTTAGGAGTTCCTACAGGTGCAGTTCCATCCCAGTATTCAGAAGACTCTCCTCTTTTTGTAAATAGTGCTGCTTCTGTCCAAGGCTGAACTCCATTTGCACCATTAGCATTAGACGGATCTATCTCAATTTGATACTCTATAGTACTTATATTTATTATTTTTGCATTAACTTTAGCTTTATTTTGTAGTACTACATCTTTTTGAGAGTTTCCTGTATGATATGCTTCATATCTTATCTCACTAATTGAACCATCACCTGCTCTAGTTAAAGGATTAAAAACTATTACATAAGTATTACCTAACTCCTCTTCCGCAAAAAGCAACTCTCTCTGGTATCCAAAATCTCTTCCAATTAGTAAATTACCTGTTCCTACCTCATGACCTCTATCACCTAAAACAATCTTATTAATAAAATCTACAGGTGGAAAAAATCCGATAGTAGAATTAGCTACAGATGGTTTTGAATTAAACATAATCATATTTTTATCTTCGAAAGAATCAATAACATTACCGTTCTTATCAAGGCATTCTAATTTAAAATATCCTTCTGTAGGTTTATTCATTTTATCTTCTAATTTCACTTTAAACCTTTTTTTTAATTTATTTATATTTTTTTATTAAACACACTAACATTAAAGTATGTAACTTTACCTCTAAATGTAGGACTTGCAGTAAAATATATCTTATCTCCTGGTTTATATATTCCACCCCATTTTAAATGTTTATATGATGTAACTCTAACAGGATCATTTACATCTTCTTTAATCCATAAATTAATATCTGTAAAATCTTCCTGAGCTAGATTAATATTATTTCTATTAGTTTTACTAATAAATCTAGTCCTAGTTCTCTTAGTATAGTAGTTTTCCTCTATAATATCAATACTCATATCAACGGTTATGTCTATTATAACATTATTATCATTTGCCTTATATGTATATTTAGGAACATTATCGGTATTAGGCTGAATCTCCCAATTTGTTATATTAGAAAAATCTTCATTTTTTAGATTAATTTCTCCTAAATCTACTAATGCTTTATATTGAGTTTCAGATTGTAGATTGCCATTCTTATATAATTGATACGTTACTAAATCTCCAACTAGAACATTAACCCAATAATCTTTATCTTCTCTATATCTGTAGGTAAAATCTCCCTCATTACCTACCGTCATTTCTATCCAATTATCTATATCATTATAATCAACTTGAGGCTCAATTATAGTATCTATCTTAATAATTTCGTTATCTAGAATAGTATCAGTATCAATTTCTCTCTCTAGAATAGCAAATGTACTTCTTCTAGATTTTTTCCATTTTGTAGAACTAGCAAAATCTTCTTTATTAATATCTATGATACCTCTATTTTCTAGAGATTCATATATATAATATTTATGTCCAAAAGGTGGTGTATTATCTATATCAGGTCCTGAAACATCTTCTATATATTCAATTCTTGTACCTACCTGAACATCTACTAATTGGGTATTTCCAGCTGTCTGTATTACACTTCTTGGTTTTATTTCAGCATAATTAGACTCAATATTAAAAAATTCTTCTATTCTCCACTCTGAGGTCATAAACCATTTAGAAGGATTAGAGAACGAAATATCATTTATACCCGGAATCCACTCTTCTTCGAAATCTCTATCTATACTTAGCTCATCTATCATATATGTAGTATTATCAGAACCTTTCGGGATCACTAAGCCTGGAGGATTAGAAGTTCTAGATCCTACTCTAAATCCACCTTCATTAGTGATACCTTCATCTATCTCAGTCTTAAAATCTATATTATTAAATAAAACTCTCCATCTATTAATATCTTCAAAATTCTCTGTAAATAGATTTACTAATCCTAAATCTCTTGTAGCTTCATATCTAGTTCGTATCTTACCTATTCCATTAGTAGGTAGAAGATAATCTACTGTCATATGCTCTATAACATTAACCCATTGATCATATCCACTAGTAGATATATCTGCTTGTCCAAAACTATATTCATTAACTACTATATTTTTACCTACTATTGGATATTTATCCTCATCAGATATATGGTCATAGTATAGAGAGTTCATATCCTCCGATAAAGATACATCCGTTCTAATAACCATTTCATCATGAGTAAATAAATTTAGGATAGGTTTATCTAGATTTATTATAAAGATATCACTTTGATCTTTCTCGTTAGTATATCTCTTACTAGGTTCATTTATAAAAATATTAACATACTCTAATTTGAAAGATACTCCAGGATCTTCTGTAAAAATTTGAATTAACTCTCCACCGTATCCCGTATATCCTAAATTATATTCTATATTTTCAGATAAAACCCATTGATCAAATTCAATATCAATAATATTACCACTATTATCATAAATTTTTCTTTCATTTATTCTAAATATAACATTTTGATTAAGTTCTAATCCATCTATTTTAATTATAATTTCATAATTTTTATCTTTTAATAGTGATATAGGTTGAATTAATTTATATTGATCCTCTTCTCCTGAAGTAGTTTTTCCTAAAAACTCTGCAAATCCGTTTCCTACTGTCCAATTACCATTTAACTGAATATTCCAATCATACCATGTATCAAAAGAAGGATTTTTAACTAAATTAGTAGATCTATTTTTTATTATATCAAAATACTCTATTACTTGCTGTATTACCCCTATTGGAGGAGCATATGTATATTGTATTAAATAATTACCATTATCAAAAGTATATTTTTCATAATCCCAATCCTTATACGAACCTTTAACTGCGATCCCTTTATCTATATATCTTAATTGAGATCTAGAAATACTATGATTAGAAGTATAATTATCAGATAATCTTTCAGCATATACTTCTGTAAGAGATTTAGAACAATCCCCTTCCTGACACAAGGATCTAACGCCTATTCTATCACATCTATAAATATATTCGAGATTAAAGTAGTCTTCAAATAATAGTGAGGTAACTTTCCTATATATATAGCCAAATCCTAGAGGATGTACTAATGGTAATACAAATGCTTCAAAAAATTCAGGAAATAAAGAGCCTTCGACTTCGTAGGTAAACTTTACACAGCTATTATTAGAAACGGTATCAGAAATTGTGAATGAACCTACTCTAGATGCAGCAGAATTACTACATAATAACGGATTTTTAAAAGGAAGAGGCCATATCCCAGGAAACATATCTTGTACCTCTTGTGGTGGTTCTGGTGGAACAGGATCATCTAGCCGTTGTCCACATACTGTAAAACCTTCTGATAATCCTAAGCATGACTGAGATTTAATATCGAAATAATAAGCATCTCTAAGGGGTCCTTCTATATCTGATAACCATGCCATCTTATAGGCATATTCTATAGCTACCTCTGTGCCTTTTTTCTCATTGAAAGTTTTAGCCATCATATATCTATCAGCAGTATACATTTCCTCTTCATTTTGAAAAAAATCTATGAAGGAACCCTCTCTACTAATTTCAATTCCTACAGCCCGATATTTCTTTATTAAATTTTCAATTTTATTCTTTAATCTATAGTCATTTTTAGACTTATTCCATACTTCATAGAAATTATTTAAATAAACTTGAGCAAATTGTTTTTGAATTGCATCTAGACTTCCTATACTTTTATCTTTATTAAATATATCAGTAATATTTAGTGATATAGGAGATTCTTCTACTAACAAGTCTACAAAGGAGTCTATTATTTCTTTATTTTCTTTGAATATCTTTTCTGGAGAAATAGCTTCTACTACTCCTCGAAAAACTTCATCTTCTTTAAAATTCAAAGAAGAAAGAGTATAGTCACCAGATACTCCTACTATATTATTCATATATTACTCCTATAAAAATTTAACCTGTCTTAATCTAGGCATTGTATTTGCAGTAAATGGAATATTATCAGAGCTAACTTCTACTTGATTTGGATATGATAAATTAAGATAACCAAATCCATAATCAGTAAATGTAAAGCTAGCAGGAATTTTACCTGCTCCTATAATTTGACCATCCTGCTTCTGATCTTCGAATTCTAAATGAACTTCAATATGCTGAAATCTCTCATTACGTATGATATAAGATCCTACCTCTATATCTGGTATATTGGCATCTAGAGGATCACCCATATATATTGGAATTATCACAAACTTATCTACTGTTCTAAATGTAGACGGTACATCATAATCACCATTAATATTTTTCTTTACATAAAGATCTAGAGGTCTTAACACTACCGCATTTCCATTTATATCGTTAAAGTTGAAAGTATTATTCCATTTAGTCGAATCATATCCGCTATTAATACTATCTAACACAAAATATAGATTGACCTGGATCATATCCTCTTTTACACTTAAATATTCGTAGCTAGTAGATCCCTTTCTAAGAACCTTAACAGTATCATTTCTAATTATATCAACTTTATCATTAAGATCTATCCACTTATTAGGATCTTCAAAATTCTCAGAATCTACTATAATAGAAGGTCTATTCTCTAACGATTTATAATATTTATACACAGAGTTATCTTGAACCATTATTACTTCATTAGTATTAATAGCAACAGTCACACCAGAGCCTAGAATTACAGATTCAGTAGGCTCTTCTACCGTAAACTTAGTTCTTCCTAAAATAAAATTACTTGTATCTATATTAGGTAGTACTTTATATCCATCAAAGTCAATTCCATTACTATACATATTTTCGAAAGGAAATGCAAGTTTAGTTATTATTTTATTAATATTTTGAGAATATAATAAAGATGTAAACTCATCAAACATTATTCTATGAAGACTAATATTAGTATTTAGGTTTATCTCTACTCCTGAAGAATCTCCTATTATTTCATCTACTCGTCTTTTTAGATTAGATGAAAAATATTCAGCTCCTAGCTTTTCTATATAATTTTTAAAATATGCACTAATAACATCAAATATAGCTTGATTAGTTTCTGAAATCTGACTACTCAATTCATAATTAATAACTCTAATTTCAAAATCAAAATTGCAATAAGCCGGCTGTCTATACATATGATTCATTGTCATAACTTTATACTTATTTAAAGATGAGAATATAGAACCGTCATCAACTCCCGATTTTATATTAGGATCTTTATATATTTCTGAATCTCTTAAATACCAATTGTCAAGCAATGAGTCTTGTTCTTTTTTATTTTCATTATATCTATCAACATTAGTTAGATATCCTTCATAATTTAAGACTTCCTGTTGTTGAACAGAATCTAATGAATTGAACCATGAAGTATACTCTATTCCAGTTTCAGATTCTAAATAATTAAGATAATCTTGAAATTCATTTCTATTACTTTCCCAAGTAGTATATTCTGCTAGTGATTTTCTATAAAGATAATCCTCTTTTATCCATTCAATATATTTAATAACTTCTGGTTTAGCTAACCAGGCTTTGTATAGAGTACCATCACCAGCAGTTCCTCCAAAAGAACCACCAGCTGCGCTATCATTTAATCCATGAGTACTATCATCGTCATACCATGCTTGATCATTATTAATATATATACTTGCATCGGCTGAAGGTATAGTTTTTATATAATTATTAAAAATCTCTACAAAAGTACTATCTTGAATTATTTCAAGACCTGGTTCTGGATTTACACCGTCGAATGTACCAGAAATATTAGGATTCTCTATCCAATCAGTAGGTAATTGAGGTTGTGTTCCTCCACCCGCCGTAGGATCTGCAAAATAATTAGCTCTCTCTGGAGGATATTGAATTTGAGGCTTCTCTCCTGGATTTGGACTTACTTCAGGTGGTGGTGGTAGAACCCCTCCTTGAGTATAATCATCCCATCCTACAGGTTTATCCATATAATTTACAGGTCTAGGAATATAATTTACTGGTCTACTAACTGGATTAGCTGAAGGATCAGCTAAAAAGTTCATTTTAGGTCTTCTTGGCATATACTGAAGGTCAAATTGTAGCTTATATGCATTATATTCATCCTTCTCATTATAGTCACTATTTAACTCAGTAGGATTGATCTCTCTCTTAGTTCTTTGTGGAAATAAACTAAATAAAACATTACCAGGAAGAAATACATCATAGAACTCATCTTCAGAACCCCATACATCTCCGAATCTTACAGACTCATGACTCTTTACAATAGCCTTATAATCTAGTGCAGTAACAGCTCTATTAGCGCTATTATGAAAGATCATAGCATTTTCTTTTATTTCATCTATAGATTCCTCATCTGTACCATAATGAACTATATCTTCCATATATACAGATATTTTATCTTTAAGTTCAGCGGGTACTTCGAAATTATTTCCTGCTTCTCCTTTAGAGCCCTTTGTAGTAAGTACATTAGCTTGAATAAGTGTGTTAATTCTTACAGGATTTCCTATACCTCCTATTTCAAAAAATACAGAAGGCATCTCAAGGAAAATATTCTCTAAAGTAATAAATTTTTTCTGAACTTCACTAAAGGAACTATCTATCATAATAGAATTATATTTTTCCCATTTTTCTTGCTCAATTAGAGTTCCATAATCATCTACATATGTTAAAAATAATTCTATTCCATCTTCTTCAACATCTCTATAAGGTATCATATAGTTTTGTTTAGTAAAAGTTCCTGAATCTGTAATTTCATTATAAGCTCTTATATTTAAAAAATCCTCATCTTCATATCTATGAAGAGTTCCTTCTTTTACTTCGATAGTAAATGATTTATCAAATCTATTTTCATTAGTGATACCCTCTATTACTATAGGATCACCCATATAATAATAATCATTTCCATTACTAGTAAATTTAGTATATTTGTCTAAAATAAAATTATATGGTTGAGTATCAGGAATACTATCTATCTTCTTAAGGTTTACTTTAATTTTATATCTATAAGATGTCTTTCTCTTTGCTTCATATCCTAAATGTCTAGCAGAAAATAATACATTAGATCTTTTAGTAGCTAATGGAAGAAGAACCTCTTGTAAATTAATTGCAGTATTAGTATTAAGTACATGTATTAGGTATGTCATAATATCTGAAATTTGACTTATATTAGAACCTGGATATTGAATATCTTTAAACCCTTTAGATATTAATAAGTCCTTTACTTTTTGTTCTATTTCATCATATGAAAATGGTATAATTTCTTTTATAGTATCTTGGTTATTAGCCATTTATCTTCCTTAAGTTCTTTGTGATATAGATGTCATATTGTTATGTGAGTATTTAAACTTTAGATCTTCGAATACTTCTTGAGATCCTATTATTGCATAGTATCCTATACCTATCTCAATAGAGTTTTCTTCATTAATTACATCAACATTTACATAATCTATTCTAACTCTCGGTTCATATATTTCGAGAGTATTTTTTATAGAAATTTCTATAGATCTCTGCTCAAAATATCCTATATTATCGAATAGATAAATAGAAAGAGGATTTCCTAACCAGGGCTTACCAGGTACTTCTCCCAGCTCTATAGAAAATAGATTCATTATAGCATTATTAATAGCATCAATATCATATTGTTTTGCATAATAAAGGCTACCTGAAGAATCTCTGATAGGAGATATATCTATAAATTTATGTGTTTCCAATCAAGACTCCTTATTTTATATATTTATAATGGAGTACCTGACCAAACAAATTTAATTTTAGGATCTGGAGATTCTGGAGTATTAGGAATAACAGTAGGAGTAGGACTACCACTTCCAGGGTTATATAAATGAGTATGAGAATTAAAAGCATTAACATTAGCATCATGCTGTGTTCTTAAAGAATCCAGAGTACCCATCTTATCAGAAATATCAGCTGTAGCCTCAATACTACCTACTACTTTTAAATCACCCTCTAATATAATATTGCCATCAGCTCCTAAGGCAAATAACCCTGGAGTTTCTACCCATACATTACCCTGAGATGAAGCCTGAATTGTAATATCACCTTTTTTAGATATTTCAATACGTGCTCCACTTGAGTGTTGTACTCTTATTCTCGGATTATTCTTAGTACCATCTACCTCTATTATATTTCCCTCATAATCCTCATATACTTTATTATTTGGATATTTAGCGTCAGAAGCTGTATCTGATCCCTCAGTAAATGAATCTACTTTGACTCTATCTCTTGTGATATCTGGATCTAATTTTTTACCATAGGTTAAAGGATTATCGGGAATACCTTTTCTTAAAGGGAACTTACCATCAGGATCTTTAAATCCTACCTCTTCTTCTTCTACATTAGTAGTTACTTCATTAAAAATACCTTTCGATGTACCTATAAATAGAAATTCAGTATCTGTCTCGTTTAACGAAAAACACCAACCCCAGGTTCCTACTTTAATATTCGTACTCGTTCCAAACGTATTTCCTTGATCTAAAGGATGTAAACATCTACTCCAGGGTAGTTCATCAGTTTTTACATCTTTAAGTTTAGGACTATGAACACCTAATACTCTTAATCTTACCCTCCCTAAATAATCAGGATCTTTATTATCTTCTACTACACATTCATATAATCGCATATTTCCTCCTATTCTTTAAAACTTCCATAATCTGAAGATTTTAGATATAAAATTTGTAGATATTTACCAGCCATAAATTTATCTACAACACCTGTTACAACGAATTTTCCACTAAATACAGAATCTGGATTACTATCATTACTAGAATTAGATCTTGGAAGATCTATATTAATGATACCGTACATTCTAATACTTAATACTCCCTGAACTGCAATACTAATATCTTGAGATTTTTTAATATATTCTCTATAATCAATATCACTACCCATTATAGGAGTATTATATATATGATTAATTTGTTTTTCTCCTATATTAGTTATAAGATCTGATACGACCTTATCTTTAAATCCAGTTCCATTATTTAATTTTTGCGTTTCGTAAATATCACTAATTTTAATAATATCTGGTTTATATTTTAAATCCTTTATATCTGGATTAGTTAAATACATGTCTGTACATTTACGTACTTCTTTAATATTAGAGAAATCTCCCTTGTATTCTAATATTTTCCAAAAAGGATTCTTACTTGTAAAGCTAAAAATATCTTCCTTTATTACTTTTAGTTTGCTGAAATTAAAAGAATCTTTTGAACCAAATATCCAGCCAATCCTATCAACATAGAAGTCAAAATCTGCAATTTTTGAGTGTTTTAGTATAAAATCATAAAAAGATATATTTCCAGGTATTACAAAATATTCATATTTATCAATCTTATCTTTATCAATGAATTCAGAATCTATTTCCAACTCATTGAATATTTTTTCTATTATCTCTAAAATATTAAGTTTTTTATACGATCTTGAAATGAATGTATTCTTTAATCTATAAGTATCATACTCTTCGAACTCTATATCTATTGTTAGGAGATTATTATCTGTTCTAATAGTTTCTGCTTTTGTAATAATGTATTTTTTCGTTATTTTATTCTTAATACTATCTATTAAGAGTATCTCAATTATTCCAAATGATAGAGGGGCTATTTCTATAAATCCCATAGAATCTGTAAAAGATAAAAAACCTTTCTCTTCTTTATTATAGTTTATTTGAAGATCTACTATATTTTTATCGTCTATAATTAGTCCATTTACCGATATCTGAAGAGTATTATATTCACTAAAGGCATCTACTCTTGGAGTTAAATCATAACTAGTTAAATTACTCAAATTAATTCTCCTATTCTAGCTCTTGCTTCTTCTTCAGAAAGAATATTATTAGTATTATAAAGAGATCTATATCTTTCTACTAATCCTAATACTGTAGAAAGATATTCATTCTTAGGAACTAAAATATTTCTTTTAAGTTCGTTTAATCTCTCTATATTATCTTTAGCTATCTCTGATATTATATTTCTTTTTTTATCATCAATTCCTATAGTATCTACACCATTCATAATAGATTTAGATAAAATATTTGACTGTTCTAAATTTATATCTTGATTATAAGGAACATTCCAGAGAAATACATCTTCATTTATAGCAAGGATTAAATCAGCATAATCCGTAGTATCATATAGTCTGTAAGATACATCTTCTAACTTTTCATCATCCTCTAATATATAAACAGTAAAATAATTATTATATTGTTTAAAGAATTTACTTATTGAACCATAGTATCTACTAGTATAATCTACTACTCTATAATCACTTCTATCAAATAAATCGTAAGTATAAACTGTATTTTTCATTCTAATCCTTTATAATTTCTATCAAAATCTTCAGACCAATCTTGCATAGTATTAACTTTAAGTTCAGATAGAGAAACACTCATAGTAATCTCTTTTATCATACCATCATAGAACATTTCCATATTTCCACCAGCCCCAAAATCTATAGATACATTATCAATAACCATATATCTATATCTTTGTATATCATTCAAAATTTTATTACTTAATGTTAGTTCTACAAAAGCTGGAGCTTTTAAAAAGTGTCTAGATATAGTTGCATCAGGACTAGAATACATCTTTATGATTTTTATTATTCTAGATATCTCTTCAGTTTCTTTTTTATTTCTCGGTGTAAATGTCCATGTCAATGTAGCTTTTCTTAATCCTGAACCTTTATACATGAGGTTTAAATCTGCATTAGCAATAATATTTCTTGCACCAAGATTATTAGATACCTCATTTACTTTATTAAGAGTTGAATTTAATGTTCCTACTAGATTAGATATAATTCCACTAGATTCTGAAAAGGAGTTATTAGAAGTATCATTTAAATTATTAGGTAATGGTAAGTATAAAATACTTTTAAGCTCCTTAGCATTAAATGCTTCTCTTTTATCTTCAGTTAAAGTTTTAGTGGCGACTCCTACTGTATTTTTAATTTTAGTACCTAGATTATTTAATGCAGTAGAAACAGAACCACTAGTTTTATCACGACCATCTACAGAATTATATATGGTAATTCCTGCCTGTTTAAGAGAGCTAACTAGACTCTCAATATTATTCTCTGTTTTAGGAATAAAAAATGCCAATTCTACATACCTATTTCCTGAAAGATCCCTAGGATATGTATAAGTCTCTACTTTTTTTGACGATGTATTTTTTTTACTTAGAGCCATTTATCTAACCTCTTCTTATAGTTTCATGAATAGATGAACTAACCTTTCTAGATCGTACCTCATCTACTTTTTTATTTACACTATCTATAGCTGCTAAAACATTACTATTATCTGTAGTGTTATTAATAGTATTTTTATTTCGCTTAATAGATATATTCTTCTGTATATTATTAGCAATTGCTGTATTTTTGGTAGAATTACTTAAATTATTAACATATACTAGAGGGTCTATATTCCTTCCATTCTTTTTAACTTGTATATGAATATGAGGAGCTAGTGGCCTACCGTTGACAGTTTGTCCACTATTTCCGGACTTAGCAATTAGCTGACCTCTCTTAATAATATCTCCCTTTTTAACAAGTATCTTAGATAGATGCATATATAGTGTTCTAGCTCCATCTTTCCCTCTTACTGATACTACTAACCCCTCTCTGTCAGGCTTATTATAAATTTTATCTACTATCCCATCTGTTATAGATGTAATTTCTGTTCCTACAGGAGCTCTAAAATCAACACCTGAATGACCACTTCCATTTCTAAAGGACTCTTTTTCTCCGAATTTAGACGTTACTACCTTCATCCATGATTGAGCATTATTTCCTTCATATGTAAAACGATTCTTTTCAGACTTTCTTAATATATTATTAGAATTTTGAGTTTTATTTTTTCCATAATATACATTAACTATATTTTTATCATATTGTCTTCGTATATCTTTTTTATTCTCTGCATATGTTTTATTAATATTTTTTACTTTGGTATCATATTTTTGGGTCTTTTTATCTCTTGCTCTCTGATCTTCTCGCTCTTTTTCTTTATAATCGGATATAGTTTTATTTACTACAGCTCTTTGAGAATCGATAGATTTTCTAGCTTCTGCTACAGTCTGCCCTCCTAAAAAGGCCTTTTGGAGCTGTTCTCCTATCATTGGAATATTTTTTATACTAGATTTAGATATAAAATCCACCCACCAGTCCTGAATATAAAGAGGAATCGTAGTCTTCAAATATCCTGTTATTCCCCCAAGTGCCTGAACTTTATCCCACCAATCCATAAGTTTTTTTAAAGCAGAATCTCCGATAATTAGACCTAATAGGTCCTTGCTAGATTCTTTAATTTTTTCTAGAATATACTGACCTACTCCAACATCCTGTACATAATCCCACCAAGCCTTAAATGTCTCTCCTGTCTTATTCCACCACTCTATAAAATAACCGAACTGTAATTTCAAAAACTCTTTAGTAGCCTTCCAATCCTTACCTAAAAGAAATTCAAGAATTTTATCCGATATCCAAAGAATAAATTCCGCTGTGTCTTTTATTTGACTTATTATAAAACTTCCCCAACCTCCATAATCTTTCTGTATTATCTCATTAATATTATTCCAGAGAATAGGAATATTTTTACCTAACCAAGGTATAAAACCTCCCGCATCCGCTATATCTCCTAATACACCCTGAATCATCTTCCATATTTCACCTATAGAAAGAACTACTAATGTCATAATGTTCTTACCACTAGTGTTATTCATTGCTTGTTTTATTCCAGGAATAGCTTTAGATATAAATGATTTTTTAGGGGGTGTCCCATTACTTAAACTATTATCTTTAGAAATAGACTCTTCATTATTCTTAGGCTCTTCATTATCTATAGAATCTTTAATTTCTTCTAAAACTTTAGAAGAATTATCTCTAAATTTTTGTCTAGCTAGGATTTCCTGTCTTTTATCGGCCTTAGTTACACCCTCAGGACCTAATTCATTATTTATTTCTAATAATGCATCTAATTTATTTAAAGTATTATCATTTATTATTTTTCGGTCTGTAGAATTCTGCTTTATATTATTTTTAGATTCAACGCTAGAGTTCTTAGTATTCCTAGTGTTCCTACTAGATGTAGATGTTTCTTTAATTTCTGTAGTTGAATGATTAAAATTTTTAGGTTTAGTATTAGATAAAGTTTTAGTAGTTGTTGCTAGAGTAGCAATTTTTGCAATATTTTTTCCAATTTTTCCAAATGCAGATTTAGAGGATTTGCCTGTAGATTTTAAAACAGTTCTACTTGCAAGTTTTAATACCCCTAGAATCATAATACCTTCTTTTTAAGTATTTATATTATTATGACTCATCCTCTTTCTTTTGAAGAAGACCTAGGAATATTTCTCTTTCGAAAGGATACATTTCATCAATATCCTTTTTTGTCATATTAGATAGATAGGTTATATCAGAATACTGCTCATATAAATTCGTAAGAGAAAATTTAGATATAAATTTTATCGGATTTATTCTTACATTATATTTATGGCTGCAGTAAATACAAGAAACCTGAACTATATTACTAAATATTTTTTCATTATTATCTAGCACTATACTTTCTAATCGATTATAATCCTCGAGTGACAAATCCTCATCTAAATATTTATCAGATACTTGTGAAAGATCTTCAAATAATCCTTCAGGTATAGATTGATCTATTTCTTCTTTAAAGAACATATCGTCTATATTTATTCCTGTCATATTAATCTTTTGACAATTAGGGCATTCCTGGTTAATTTCAAGTATCTCTGATACTGACTTAGATATAGCTTTAAGTATAAAAGCATTTGCTTCTAATTCATTTTTAGGTTCTAGCTTCAATATTTTAGAAACCTTCATAATATCTACATCATCTTCAAGAGATTCTAAGAGAGACTCTTTCTCTTGAAATGTTGTATACCTTCTAATACTATTTAATCTATCTTTAAAGCTCATTTTTAGTTTTTAGGAAGTAAAGGATCAAAAAATCCAGGAATAATATCAAAGTAGTACTCATTACTACTTTCACACCTATCACATTTCAATGTCGAATATATACTAAATGATGAGGTAACATCTTTCCAAATATCCTCTATTTTCGATATTTCATTCATATCTAGCTCATCATAAACTTCTAAAAATTCTTTAATATTCTCTATTTCTCGTCCATTAATATTTTTAATATTCAATCCTAACATGATAACATCAGGCGGCTCCTCTTCGTTATCTAGAAGAGTTTTTTCTATAATATCTGATGATTCAGGATCGATCCACTCTATATTTTCTTTAGTAGTAGGAATCAAGGTTTCCTTATAATGAACTAGATCATAAATATCCATATTTACGTCGAAGTCCTCTCCACAAGTCGAACACTCGATAGTAAAACTAGTATCCTTATCTTTTATAGAAATCTCTCTAATCTTAGTCATAATATATTGAAGCTCTGCAGATGAATAAAATTGTTTAGTATTATCAATATAGGGATATACTAAAATATCTAAAACATCCCTCTCTGTTACTTTATCACCCTTAGCTTTAAATATTTTTACAAATTCTTTTTTAGTCTTTGCCTTCCAAGGCTTTATTCCTACAGATTTATTAGGTCCTAGTTTTAATTCTAAAAAATCTGAATTATTTTGTGAGTTGTCTGTGTTAGATATGTCTTTATCTATTATGATTGCCATGATACCTCCTATTTTCTTATTATAATAAAAAAAGCTTAGTTATTCCTTAAGATATATAGAATGTTAGGTCATCTACGAACTCATCAAATCCAGAAGTACCAAAGAACGGAGTATTAGGTGATGAAATCCATCCTGAAGAAAATGAAACAGTAAATTCTTGAATACTAGATTCGGAGTTATTAAAATTAGCACCTGATATATTAGTAATTAGTGCCTTAGTATTAAATATAGGAGATCCTACATCATTTGTAAAATGTCTTACAGTAATCTCTGTTTCTATATCTTCAGGATATAGCTTTTGTTGTAGTGCAAATTTTGTTTCAAAATAAGATCTTAATTTATTTTGATCAAAATCTCTAAAAGTAATAGTAAATCTAAAAACATCTTGAATTCTGGAGGTTACCCTTCTAGCCCCTCCTAAAACTATATCTCCTTCTTGAGCAGATAGTTCGGGAGATGTCATAGAGACAACAGCCATATTCCATTCTTCTTGAGATATTCCATTATCTTTTGTAGGATCTATTGATACTACAAATTCATCAGACAGGACCCAATTAGTACTATATGCTTTTGAGACTATATCATCTATCTTCAAGAAAATACCTACTTTTTATAAATATTTATAAAAATAGGAATATACATATGTCAAATTCTATCAAGAATCTTCTATATGATGCTGGAGGAAATCTCTCTAGACCTGCAAATTTTACCGTAGAATTTACATTTCCGAGCAATCTAAAACCTCAAAAAAGCTCACCTCAATACGATATATTATGTAAAACATTTTCTATTCCTGAAGCTGAGACAAAAAATAACGATATTACCTTTAAAGGCTCTACTATTCATACAATATCTAGAGCAGATTATACAAGAACGCTAAGCATTACTCTACTTTTAGACGAGGAGCATAAAGTACTTAGGGATCTTATTACGTGGCAAAGAGGACTTGATTTAAACTCCCTAGAACCTAATGGAGATGTAAAAATTATGCAAAACAAAAATAAGGATAGCTTATTTGGTTCGATTAATATTATATCAAAGAATTGGAGAGGAGATAATTCTTCTAAATATAAATTTAGTAATGTTTTTCCTATTAAAATAGGAAATATAGAGTTAGATAGTAGTAGTACATCGGGTTTTTTAGAAGTTCAAGTAGAATTTGCATTTTTAATTATGCAAAAAGATGAGGATTTCACTACACCTAATAAGGGACTTGCAGAATCATTAGTAGATGAAACTTTAGGGGCTGTTAATTCTGCTGTTAATTCTGCTGTTAATTCTGCTGTTAATTCTGCTACTAGTACTGTTCTTGATTATGTAGGAATTACATCAAATTTTAATGAAAAAATTATTGCTAATAAAAAAGAAATAGTAGAAAAATATAGCAATTTTCTTAATAAGGAATTTTAATGCCTAAAATAAATGATTTAATTAATAATTTAAAGAGTGGAGCAAGAGCTAATAAATATAGATTAATAATTCCTACATCAGAGATTACAAGAAGCTTAGATATTATGTGCCATGCAACCTCTATCCCGGGAAGAGTTATAACACCAGTTGACGTGGTAGTCAAAGGAAGAAAAACGCAAATAGTAGGAGAAACATCTCTTTCAGGATCATGGACAGTAACATTTTATAATGATTCAAATATGATAGCTAGAAAGTATTTTACACAATGGATGCAGGATATGCATTCCTTGGAGTTAAAAAGTACAGGAATTGTAGGAAACTTAGGAACTCTAGCAGGAATTGTAGGTAATGAGATTAATTCATTAACAAATGCAGTAAAAGAAGTAAAATCCATCATAAAGGATCCTTCACAGCTTTTAGTATCAGGACGAGCTCCAGACTATCAAAAAGATATAAAAGTACAGCAACTAAATGGTGATAATGATTCTATATTTGAGGTTAATATTACAGGAGCATTTCCGATTAATGTGGAGGACATTCAATTAGACGATAGTACATCTGAAATATCGTCTACGGTTGTAACATTTGCCTTCTCAGATGTAAAAATAGGAGATAATGTAGAGAGCTCAGCTCTCCAGACAATTCTAGGAGATAATCTTGGAGGATTAATCTCTTAAGATTTTATAAATAATTAAAAAATAAAGGAACAGCTTTATGGCTACAATAAGAGAACTTTCATCAGCTTTAGGAGCAGGAGCTCGAGCAAGTAAATATAGAGTAACATTTTCATATCCTACAGCAGTTACAGGAGAAACTCCATTAGACGCAGTAGATGCTTTAGCGAAAAGTGCTACAGCTCCAGGAAAAGAATTAGGACAAATAGAAGTATGGAGTCAAGGTAGAAAACTTATCCTACCTGGAGATACTACTTTTGATAATGCATGGAATGTAGGATTCTATTTAACAGAAGATCATTCTCTTAGATTAGATCTGATTAAATGGGCTGATGCATGTGATAATTTTCAAAAAAATAAACATTCAGGAAATCCTTCAGCTATTTTTGCAGATTTAAGAGTAGAACAGTTAGACTCAGCAGGTAACCCTGTAGCAACTTATACTCTACATAACTGCTTTCCTCAAAGTATAGGTGAGGTTACATATGCTGATGACAGTGCAGATACGCTTGCAGAATTTGATGTAACGTTTGCATATTCTGACTGGGTACCAGGTAAAGAAGAAGTAGGAAAGTATGACTCTATCAATCCTACTAAAAACGATAACGCTCTCTAAAATATTCTTCGAATACACCCTCTAGTCTTTATTATAGGACTAGTAGGTTTTTATGTCTAACAACTTTTTTTGAGATCATATAACCTCTCTAAAGATAGTTAGGAACTAGGACTACTTGAGTATAACCATCATCCATATTAGCACTTCTAGTAAATTGTGGATAAGTCATTTCCATCAATGTAAAATTGAGAGTTCCATCTGGTGCTTCAAAAATACCATTTTTAACAGTAAATCCTGCATCTTCAAAAGTATCTTTAATATCAGATTTTACTGCTTCAATGCGTCTATCCGCAGCATCTGTTACATCAAGAGGACCTCTATGAGTTGCTTTGATACCTTTTACTCTTTTACCATTAAAATCAGTATAACATTTTTCTGGCTTAGTCCAATCACCGGTTGCAACTTTTACATAACCATAACCAAACTCTTTTAACATTTTGTTGATGTCTGACTTTCTCATCTTTCTATCCTTTTCTCTTTATATAATATATTATAGTGTAATAAAACTTAAAAACAAATAAATTTATAAATAAATTAGCAATAGTGAGTAGTGATAGGCTTTGAGATGCTGTTAGAGGTGAAGAGCCCTAACCCTAGAAAAGGTATCGAGAATTACACTTTCATTATTGACTAAAAATTAAGGAAATGAAATGGCATATTTAAGCCCAGGAGTATATATTAATGAAATTGATAACTCTGCAATCGTACCTAGTGTCTCTACTTCTGTAGCATTCTTTGCTGGTAATTTTGATAAAGGTCCTATAGAACAACCTTTTTTAATTACTAATAAAAAAGATCTGGAATACTACTTTGGAAAACCTACAGATAAAAATTATAATGAATGGTTTCAATGTTATAAATTTTTAGACTATGCAGATAAGTTAGTTATTTCAAGAATTTATTCAGAAACAGGAACTAAAACAAAAACAAATATTGAAGTTCCAGGAAATCATACAGTAGACGATAGATTAATTAATGGTCTAAGTTCTGTAAAAGACATATATAGAAATTCTATTATTACCTTTGAAGGACAAGAAAATCAAGCTCAATATAAGGTTAAAAATATAGATTTTGATAGTTCTACACAAACATATGCAGTTACAATTGTAGTATGGAATAAAGATACTCAAACTGAAGAAGATGCAGGACTAAAATACGAGATCCTTCCAGGAAGTAAAATAATAGTATTCGCTCAACATCAAAATATGGGTGTTTATGCTTATAGAGATATTACTAATCCTGCAGTAGTAAAACAACCAAGCTTTAATCAAGAGTATGAACTTATTAAAAATTTTACAGAATTTGAATATTCTAAAGATTTTTATGGTTTCGAAAACGAAGTTAAGTTAAGATTCTTTGCTAGAACTGCTGGTAATTTAGGAGCTATTGATATTGCTGTTGTTAACTCTTTTGATTTTACTGATCAAAAAGTGGAGTACAGTGAATCGATTAATACAGCGGCAGAAGTATTTAAAGGTGTATCAGTTTTAGATATTTTTGATTATCCTCCAGTAGGTGAAGATGAAGTAGGAATTGTTATTAGATATGGTGATACTATTGAAAAATATGTAGTATCTTTTGATATCTCTGCTGTGGATGGAAATGGAAAATCTAAATATATAGAAACTGTTATTAATGAAAACTCAAATATTGTATATGTAACAAACAATCAAACTCTAGGTAAAATGGATGTAGTAGTATATTCTCAACCAGATCAAAATACAGGAGATATTACTACTTTAACTTTCAAGTCCTATATATATTCTGCAATATATAAAGATTCACAGGGATTCGATGTAAATGCAGATTCATCTCTTCCTAATACTAATTATGTTCAAGGTCCTTTACAATTGTGGGGAGGAGTTTCTCCATTAGTACAAGACTTAGATTCTATTGAGCAAGCATATATGACCGTAGAAGATAAAGAATTATATCCTATTGATATAGTAATCGGTAATGAAACTGATGAAGGTAGGGCTGCCTCTTTATTAGCTGATAGAAGACAAGATTGTATAGCATTTATAGGAGCTACCTATTCAGATGTAGTCGGTAAAAAAGCTGCTGTAGTAGTAGATACTATAACTAGAAAAATTAAAAATAATCCTCCATTTGTTAGAACTATGTTTGCATCATATTTTGGAAATTATATTAGAATTTTTGATGGATATGCTAAAAAATTCAGATGGATTAGTTTAGCTGGTGATATGGCAGGACTTAGAGCTAATACTAATACTAATCAAGCTTCATGGTGGGCTTCAGCAGGTCTTAAGAGAGGTAGATTAAGAAATATTGATAGAATTTCATTCAGTCCTAATCAAGCTCAGAGAGATGCTCTTTATTCGAATAATATTAATCCAGTTGTTAATTTTCCAGGAGAAGGTAATTTAGTATGGGGTCAAAAAACTCTTATTAATTATGCAAGTTCTTTTGATAGAATTAATGTTCGTGGTTTATTTAATGTTCTTGAGAGAGCTATGGCTAAAGCTGCTAAGTCTCAGACTTTTGAATTCAATGATAGTTTTACTCGCAACGCTATTCTCGCAATGTTTAATCCATTCCTATCTAGTGTAAAAGCTGGTAGAGGTATTTCGGATTTCTTAGTAGTTTGTGATGAAACTAATAATACTCCAGATGTTATTAGTAGAAACGAACTTGTTGTAGATATCTATATTAAACCTATGTATGCTGCTGAGTTTATTAAACTTAACTTTAATAACGTAGGTACAAGATCTTTCGCTACCGTAATCGGTGCATAATTAAGAACCCTCGGGTTCTTTAAGAACCCTCGGGTTCTTAAGTCTAATTTAAGTCTATTATTATATTATAATATATGACTATAAAAGAATTTATACAACAATCATCATATATTCATAATAATAAATTTGACTACTCTAAAGTATCCTTTAAAAAAGTTTCAGATAAAATCACTATAATATGTCCAATTCATGGAGAATTTATTCAGCGAGTTAATAGTCATTTAAAGGGTTTTGATTGTAAGAGATGTTCTGCAGAAAGATCTAATGAAATTAGAAAAATAGATTTTGATGAATTTAAAAAAAGATCAGAAGAAATTCATGATCATTATGAATATTATAGAGATACATATAAAGGTCTTAATAAAAAAATAAAGATAAAATGTATAGAACATGGTGATTTTTGGCAACTACCATCTAGTCATATATCTGGATCGGGTTGTCCTAAATGCTCTAAAATAAAGTCTAATAAAAATCAAAAATTAAAAACTTTTAATAAATATATAGAAGAATTAGAAAAACTTAATTTTGATCTATCTCTAGTAAGATTTGAGGATTATGAAAATTACCTTACTAAATTTCCTATATTATGTAAAAAACATGGAAAATTTTATAAATCTCTTCCGGATCTTATAGAGTATGGGTGTCCTAGATGTAGTTTTGATATATCTGCAGAAAATAGTAGATTATTACATGAGGATATTATCTTAAGATTTAGAGAAACTCACAGAAATAAGTATAATTACTCAAAATTTATATCTCATAGCAGAATAGACGAAAATATTAAAATAATATGTCCTGAACACGGAGAATTTACTCAAAGAATAGATAATCATATGAATGGTAATGGCTGTTCTTTATGTGCTAAAGGATCCTCTAAATATGAGGTAGAAATTTCTGAATTCATTAAATCTTTAAATATATATAATATAATATATAGAAAGAGATTTGATAATAAAGAGTTTGATATTTATCTACCAGATTATAATCTAGCGATAGAATTTAATGGGTTAATGGATCATTCTATAGGTATTAGTAGTTTCTCTAGATTTAATAAAGAGAATAATAAAAAAAATAGAGAAAGACATTTAGTTAAAACTGAAATAGCAGAAAAATATAATATTCAGCTTCTTCATATATACGAAGACTCGTGGAAAAATAAAAAAGATATTTGGAAATCTGTAATTAGAAACAAACTAGGAAAATCTGAGAGAATATTTGCTAGAAAGTGTATTATCAGAGAAATTACTTTAGATGAGAGTAGAAAATTTCTAGAAGAAACTCATCTTCAAGGTAGTGCTAAATCATCTATTAAACTTGGTCTTTTCTATAAAAGCGAATTAGTATCTGTAATGACATTTATGAAATCCAGATATAATAAGAAATATGATTATGAAATTATAAGATTTTCTAATCGTTTAAATACCTCTATTATAGGTGGAGCATCAAAATTATTAAAATATTTTAGGAGTAGGTATAAAGGTTCTATTATTAGTTATGCTAATAGATCCTGGTCTACAGGTAATTTATATAAACAATTAGGATTTAATTTTTCTCATAAAACATATCCTAATTATAGTTACTTTAAACAAGGTGAAAATATATTATATCCTAGAGAAAAATTTCAAAAATATAAATTAAAGAATAAATTAGATAAATTTGATGAGAATAAGACAGAAATTCAGAATATGTTAGAAAATAATTATAGAATGATTTATGATTCAGGACAACTGGTATATATTCTTTCTTAGACCTTATAAATAATTAAAAAAGGTATGATTTTGAATAAGGTCTTAGATACTATAAAAGAAAATTCAGGTATTAAATTAACCGAATCTTCTACTACTTTCGATATCTCTCCTACTCAAGAAATTCTATCATATCTAATAGATGAAAAATATAATAATAGTTTATTATATTCTGTATGTGAGATTCAAGAATTAAATAGTACTTGGGGTAGTATATATACTACATTTAGGAAACCAGGAACTAGTAATTTCGAAGTACTTCGAAAAGATATTTACACTCAGAATATTAAAATTCCTACAGGCTTTACTAGAGAAGTATGGCAAGATTTATTAAACAACTTTAAAAATAATGCGAAACAGAAAGCTGCTAATATTCTAAGAGGTATTTCCGATGATCAAGAAAACTTCTATCTAATAGAATATTTAAGAAATAACTCTGTTACTGAATCTCCTATTAATATTAATACTAGTAATACAGGATGGATTACTTCACAAATATCTTCTAAAGTAGCCGAATGTGTAATTAAGATGAATGAACACTCATTTAAAACATTAGAGAGCTTTTGTATTTTATCTCCAACATGGGCGAAGTATTTTTTAGGTACTGCATCCTATGTTTTGAGTGAGAGGGAGAATAAAAGTACTTATTTTGTTGGAAGATATGGACGAACAGATTTTTATATTAATCCTATTCCATTAAATAGAAATCAATTTAATAATGATTTTAATAATAATTATGCAGACGATCAAATTATATATGATGACTTTTGTTATGTTGGACTTAAAGATAAGGATTCCGTAAGTTCATTGATTTTTGCTCCATATCAGTATCAGATTCAGGAGGTTATTAATCCAGATACAGGATCAATAGATATTAATCTATACAATAGATTTGGATTAGAAGAAAATCCTCAAAGTGATTTACCTACAGGTAAGAAACTTTTATATAAATTTAAAATTCAGTAGGAGAATAAATGTCTAATAATGATTTAAAAGATCAAATTCTTGCTCTATTTCCGGATAACAATAATTATGAAATCACTGCTGCAGATATGAGAATATATATAGAAGCAATATTTGGGGATAAGGAAGTAGTAATAATTAAAATTAGAAATCTTTCAGATCTTCCTGCAAATAATAGTAATATATATGAAGGTTCCTTAGTAGTAATATATAGTGATGTTAATTCTGATAATATAGGATTATATTTATCTAAAGTAAATCAACCTACCAACCCTAGTGACCTAATTCAACTCTCTAATATATCCGGCGTAGCTGCTGGTTCTTTTGAACGAGGGGGATTAGAATATGATAATATTAAATATTATTTAGTAGGTGATATAGTATCTAAGGGTACTAATGCTTATATATGTATTCAGAATACACCTATACCTGCTGGTTCTTTTGACGGTACATATTGGGTTCTAATTAGTTCAGGCAATATTAGCATAATTAATAATTTAAACTCTTCTTCCGATACAGATGCGTTATCTGCAAGTATGGGTAAACAACTTAATGATATTAAAGAAGATAAACTACCCCCAGGTAATGCAGGATATGTATTAACTCTAGATACAGATGGAAGTAAGCTGTGGCAACCTACTATACCGGGTGCTATAGAGTGGCAATCTAATATTATGTATAGTGCTAGTAATTTAGTATCGTATAATGGATATATGTATAGAGCACTACAAACTAATTCAGGTAATCAACCAGATATATCTCCATCGTTCTGGGAAAATATTTTACTCGACGATGTTCCTGATAATGGAGAAGTTTATTGGCGAAAGTATAAGTCATGGACTAATACTGCTGATTATGGTGAGTATTAAATTATAAATAAAATAAAATAAAAAAAGGAAGAATATGGCTATTCAGTTTAAAAGAAAGACGTCTGCAACGGGAGCTCCGGCAGCAGGTTCTTTGCTTGCAGGTGAAATCGCATTAAATATATACGATAAAAAAATATACACATCTAGCGATGGCACAGATATAGTAGAGATTGCAGGAGGTGGAGCAGGAACAGTATTATCTGTTAATACTATAGGTCCAGATGCTAATGGAGATGTTACTCTAAGTACCGATAATATTACAGAAGGTAGTTCAAATTTCTACTATACAGAAACAAGATTTGATAATTCGTTTAGTACTAAAACTACTTCTAACTTATCAGAAGGTGCTAATTTATATTGGACTACAGCTCGTGGTGAGGCTATGTTTGATAATAAGATGGCTAATGCTACTACAGATGATCTTGCAGAAGGTGCTACAAATCTTTATTTTACAGATGCTAGAGCAGATAGTAGAGTTCAGGCGGCTATAGATGATAGTAGTACATCAGCTACAACTTTATACTCATCACAAAAAGTTGAAGCTCTTGTAACTTCTGGTGTTAAATATAAAGGGCATTGGGATGCTAGTACTAATACCCCTTCTTTAGCAGATGGTACAGGTAATAATGGTGATTACTATATTGTATCTGTTGCAGGTACTCAGGATTTAGGATCTGGATCTGTTACATTTAATGTAGGTGATGCTGTAATATATGATGGTACTGATGCGAAATGGGAGAGATCTATTAATAGTAATGAAGTACAATCTGTTAATGGTCAAAAGGGTGTTGTAGTTCTCAATTCTGATGATATTGCTGAAGGTAGTACTAATCTTTATTATACAGACACTAGAGTAGATACATATGTTAATACTATGGGATTTACTAAAATTGATGATAGTAATATCTCATCGACTACTACATATTCATCACAAAAAATTGAAGCAGGTCTTGCAGCTGCAACAGAAGTAGATGATACAGCCTCAACTTCTAATACTACTAAAACTTGGTCTGCTAATAAACTAAATGCATCTTTCATGCCTATTGATGTAGACTACGGTTTATATTCATAATATCAGGATTTACTCCTGATATTATATCTTCTTAAAAAATCCCCTCAAAATTATATAAATATAATAAATTAAATCCGAAATCCTAAAAAGGATATAGCGAAAGCATAAGGAATAAAATGGCAATTAAATTTAAAGGAAGTGAAACTCCAGGTGCAATACCTTCAGGTCTCGGCGAGAGAGAATTGGCGTGGCAGTTAGCGGACAAAAAAATATTTACTGCAGATAGTGCTGGAAATCTAATAGAATTTAGCGGAGGAAACTCCGATGAAAAGGTAAAGGTTAGTCAGACAGATACTACAGCAGGATATCTTAGTGAGAAATTATCTACAGGAAATGGACTTATAACAAGTAATATAGATCCTAATGGAAATGCAGGATTAAGATTAAGTTCTCAAGTATGGATAGGAGCTATTAGCGGAGAAAATATTCCAGTATTCTACGATTCTAATAGAAATAAGACTCTTTCTGTAGAAACCCAGAATGTATTATGGTCTGAAAATAAACTTAGTAGTACTGAGTGGATAGGATTATCAAGAGCTGTAGATAAATTATCAGGCTGGGTAGCTCCGATGAATTGTACTATAGTAGGATTTACAGCTCAGACTTCAGCTGCAGGTAGTTCAAGCAAACCTATAGACTTATATATAGACGGTGTTGATAATGGAACTCTTTTTTCGTTTGCAGGTTCTAGTTCCGAAGACTACCAGATAGATGGTAGTATAGATATAGATATACAATCAGGACAGAAAATAAGACTTAAATGTGGTGGTGGTCCTACCATTCAAGATACAATAATAGATATAAGAATAAGATGGAGGGTCTAAAATGTACTTTAAAATAAAAAACAGCACAAGCTCGATAGTAGATATTCCTGATATGGGTGTTACATTTCAGCCTAACGAGGTAATTGATCTAGATTCTATAAAGCTAGGAAAATTAAAAGACTCTACTGATATATTTCCTCTTTTAGAAGATGGGAGTATTTTAATTATTTATGGAGTAGATGCATTAGATTCATATAATGCAGAATTATTAATTAACTCATCGGGAATAAACTTTCATCGATCTATTATCTCAACTGAAATGAAAAATATTACTGCAGTATATCCAGGAGAGATTATATTTGTTAATGATCTAGGTATTTCGGTAGTATGGGTTGGAGATAAGTGGATAAGTACCGATGGTTTAGTATATAATCCTGATCCGTCAGGTACAGGTCCTGCAGGTACTTATACTGAAAGTTTTGAGGATATTAATCAAGTTTTAGCAAATTGGACTACCCCAATAAATTATCCAGGAATTTCTAATACACTAAACTCATCTACTACAGGGAAGTGGAATATACGAAAAAATACTACTCCATCTAACGGAACAGGACCTTCAGCAGCGCAAGATGGGAGTTATTTTATATATTCAGAAATGTCTTCTGGGGCAGATGCATACACGTATAAGCTTAGAACTAAATATTTTTCAAAATTAACTACAGTATCTTTTTATTTCAATATGCAGGGAAATAATATAGGAACTTTTAAATTTAATATATATAGAAATGGTTCATGGGAGACTCAGTATACATTTGCAACCTCTACAGGTACTAACTGGTATAATGTTAGTTTAGATTTAACTGATATGAATGTAGAAGAAATAGAATTCGAATATGGTGGGGCTACAGGATATCAAGCAGACTTCTGTATTGATAATGCAGTAATAAATAGTATATAAGAAATAGGAAATAAGATATGATTAAAAAAACTAAAATAATTAAAACACTTAATATAGATATAGATACATATGTTTTAAAATATACAGAAATGTTCCCATATAATCATCTAGTATATAATATATTTACTAGTATAGAAGATAATAAAGAATTTATAAATTTTGAAGTAGATGATTCTATTAATGAAGAGATAGCATATGATCTTTTAGAAAATCATCAATCTCTTCAGGGGGATTACTCCTCGGTTCAATCAATAATTTTTCAAAATAGACTAAAAGAACTAGAGTACTGGATACAGGAGTACCTAGATCAGAAGGCTCAAGAAAGAGGATATGATGATATAAAGTCTGTGAGATCATATACTGGATATACTAATAAATTTCAGACAGAGTGTATTGATATTGCTCAGTGGTGTTCAGATTGTTGGGATGTTTCTATACAAGGTATGAATGATATTATAAACGGAACAAGTCCTATACCTACTCAATCTGAGTTAATAGCTTCTCTTCCTCCATTTCCCACTATATAAGGATATAGATATGTATTTAAAAAAAGATAATCTATATAAAATAAAAATATCACCTACACCAGATAACAAATATATAGTTCAAAAAAATATTTATTATAAGATTGATAAGAATATAGTAAAAGTTCCAAAGGGGTATAAAACTAATGGGGCTGATATTCCAAGAATCTTTTGGTGGTTTATTCCTCCATTTAAACCTAAATATCTTCCAGCAGTTATTTTTCATGATTATCTTTGTGATATAGAGAAATATAAGCTAGCAGATGATATATTTGAAGATATGCTGATTACTATTGAAGATAGTTTTCGTACTAAAATTATGATAAGAGCTGTTAGACTATATCATAGGATAAAATATAAAACACCTCTATAATAGATCTTTTATCTTTATAAATATATAAAAAATAGAGGCTTATTTATGACCAATAATACAAAAAAAGATATTTTACTAAGATTATTTGCTGATAATACTGTAGGAAATATTACTGCTGCTACTATACGTCAGTTTATCACAGATATCTTTGATGATAAGGAAGTATCGATAGCTAAATTTAATAATTTAGATAAATTCGAGGAACAAGATAATCCTGATATTTTTGAGGGATCTCTTGTAGTAATTACAAATTCAACTCCTGAAGAGAATGGTCTTTATATATCACAAATAAATCAACCTAAAGAGCGTAGATTCTTAACTCAAATTTCTAATAAAATATCTCCAAATAAAGAGATAGAAAAGAATTTTGAATATACTGCTAATAGTGGACAAAACGTTTTTGCATGTGAATACTCAGAAGATCTAGTAGAGGTATATGTTAACGGTAGAAAGATTAAAAAATCTCAAGTAGTAGCTAATACAGGAAGCTCTATTACTTTGCTTACTCCTCTTAATAAAGGTGATGAAGTAGAGATTATTACGAAAATAAAAGAGTAATTTATGTATGTATTAACAGGTGAGATCTCTATAGATAAAGATAAATCCTTACAATTCGGAGAGATTTTTGTAAAGGGTGGTTCTTTTAAGGGAGATAGAGTTATAGGATATGTTAACGATTCTATTATACAATTTGATTGCTTAGATAATTCAGATCCTACAGAATATAAAAATATCAATATATATCTTGATGTATTTAGAAGAAGCTTTCAATTAGAAACTAAACAAATAAATGAAGATCTATCATCAGGTGATTTAGTACATATTGGTGGTATCTTAGTAAAATGTAATAATGGATATATTACAATTGATTCTTTTATTGAACAGGAAGATCCGTGCTTACAATATATTAGAGGATTTGATAGTTCTTTTAGCATAGATTTTAATGATAAACAAGAAGTAATAAATACTTGTGAAAGTTATAAAAAAGAATTTACTATTAGCTTTAATACCGATTACAACATTAATGAGAGGGGAGATGGTATTATTTTAGATTGTAGAGTTTATGGTGATAGTAATTTTATTGATGGAAATTTAGATATCATAGACGGAAATGAACCAAATCCAAATTGTGGAAATTAATAAAGGAAGTAAAAATGACAGGAATAGTTTTAAGAAGAGGTCTTAAATTAGAATTAGAAGCGACTCCACCAATTGAAGGAGAGTTAGTTTATGCAACAGATTCAGATGAATTTGGATATGTAACAGCCGACGGACAAGCAATTAACTGGGTTACTCTTGGTGTAAATAATACTAATTGGGGTGAAATTCAAGGATTTATAGATGATCAGATTGATCTAAAGGATGCGCTTGCACTTAAGGCAGATATTGTTCACTCTCACACAATAGACAATATCACGAATCTTACAACAGAATTAAATAATAGATATTTAAAAACAGATTTTATAGATCATAAAACTGGACTAGCTGGACGACCTGTAAAGACAAATAGTAATGGATTAATAGATAATTCTTTAATTGAGTCTACATCTTATACATTAAAGGGACAATTTACTCCACAATCCGGTGCAGAATATCCTGATATTAGTGGTTTAGTTACTGGGGATTTTTTTCTAATTAATGGAGTAGATGAAATTAATGGATATACATTCCAAACAGGTGAGCTTCAATCTAAAACTACTTTTAATAATGATCAACTAACTTATTCTACAAATGGCTGGCTTCTTGTTCCTGGTAATGTTAATCCTGATGCTTATCTACGTAGAGATGGTACTACTAAAATGTTAGGTGATATAGATATTAATAATCATATCCTACGTAATTTGATGGATCCAACCGATGATCTAGATGCCATTAACAAGCAAACTCTACAAGCAGGTCTTGATCAAAAATCATTTATAGGTCATTCACATAATCCAGGTAATGGTTCTGAAATCGAATATGAACCTTATGATTCAGCAATACAAACTCATATTAATCTACGAGATGGATCTAATCCACATAAAACTAGATTTATCTCCCTAGAAGATACTCCAGTATCTCAAGACCCATTAAAGCCTTATCTAGGATATAAAGGAATGAGAGCTACAGTAAATGAGGAGGAAACAGGTTTAATATTTGAACCATCTTCCGGAAACTCTATTTTAGCTGCTGACTATATATTTGATAATGAGACTATAGATCCTGGTGGTTTATATGAGAAAAAATTAAGAATTAATAATACAGATCCTAGTCAAGCAGATATTCTTTATATATCTATCAAAGATAGATATCTTAATGATAGAACTTTAGGTATTACCGCTCTACAAAAAGATGACTTGATTGGATTTAGAAATGCTATAGATGGTTCATATATGATATTTGTAGTAAATACAGTTCCTACTCAAGGAAGTGATAACTCTTACTATGAAATAAGTATTACTTATTTAAATTCACTAAATGCATCTTGGGATAATGGTGTATACTTAAATACAGAAATTATTCTTACAGGAGAAAAAAGATTTAATGATTTACACGATGTACCTAATAGTTATATAAGCGAAAAATATAAATTTCCTAGAGTAAAGAGTTCTGAGGATGGATTAGAATATAGCACTATTGAAATTAATGATATCGGGATGATTGATATCAATGGTAGCGAAAATACTAATCCTAGTATTCTTCAACAGAAGCTAAATGAGAGAATTGGAGGAACCGGTAGAACAGGTAGTTATATATTAAATTCAGGTGCAAGCTTAGTAACAGAAAATACAGATGTTATAGAAAATATAGTTAGTTATGATATAGTAGACGGAACTAACATTGGTAAGACATCTAATATTTCACAAGTTAAAATTGGAGCATCTACAGGAGCTGTTAGTATCCTAGGAACGGTAGATAGTAATATTAATCTTACTAATAATATAGGACTAGCCGCATATGATTCTACATATAGTAGTACTAAGAGTATTATTAGACTAGATACTTCAAATGAGGTTACTTTAGGTGATTTAGGTGTAAAAACAGCTATAGTTGCTGAAACAGGCTTAGATCCCTATGTAAGAAAAAATGGATCAAATTTTATGATTCATACTGATGAGGGATTTACTTATCAAAACTACTATGATACTAGAGACTTAGCACTACAGAATCAAAGTAATGTAGGAACTCTTACATCTTTAACTACTGATGCTAAAGATACAATTGTTAATGCTATTAATGAAGTCGATTCTCACACCGATATTAATACAACTAATATAGGAACTCTTACATCTTTAACTACTGATGCTAAAGATACAATTGTTAATGCTATTAATGAAGTCGATTCTCATATAGATGTACATATTGCTCAGGTAGTAGGAAATCCTCATAATGTTACAAAATCAGATGTAGGTCTAGGTAATTGTGATAATACCGCAGATTTAGATAAACCTATAAGTAATCTAACTCAACTAGCTTTAGATCTTAAGGCTGACTATAGCTTCGTAGAAAATGTAGGAATTACTATAAATGATGGTAGCATTACATCTAATAATATTATTAAATGGAATACAGAAGCTATTAATCTTCCTGGACTTACTCCTAATGTTAAGTACATAAATATTTCACAGGCGGATCAGGGTATTAAATTAGAAGGAACAGTTATAGATAATATTCTTCTATATAACAATTTTTCTATTAGAGCTCTAAAAGAAAATCCTGTAGATACTTCTGAATTTGTCAACCTTATTAAACGTACTGCTACTCAAAGTTCATCCCTTTTCTATATGAATAATGATGTTCAAGTCGGGGATATAGATGTTCAAGTAGCATTATATTCAACAGAGGCTTTAAATTATGGACTAGATCCTGTAGTAAGAAAATATTTTCCTGATGTAGATGGAAATGGAAATCCAGGAACTAAAGATTTTAGAATCTATACAACAGAACAATATAATATCGATGATTATGCATTAACTACATATGTAGACTCTGCAGTTAATACATTACAAACTAATCTAAATAATGAAATCACTAGAGCTACTGGTGTAGAAGGTGATTTAACTACGTTAACAACTACAGATCAATCTAGTTTAGTTAATGCTATTAATGAAGTAGAT